CCATCGTACCTAATTCTTTGTAGTAGGCCAATGCACGCTGGTTTGCGTGAATATTTTCTGGACGAAACGCACTCAAGGACAATCCATCGAGAGATTTGATGCGGGAGAGGGCCACATAGGTTTGTCCGCATTCGAATATCTGCGCGCCAATATCTATTTCGGCGGTTTCGAGTGTGGCACCTTGGATTTTATGAATGGTGAGACCCCAGGCCAAACACAGGGGTATTTGGGCGATGGCAAGACACGGAAAGTCGTCCGATTGTCGGAATTTTGGCTCGATTTGACGAACAAGTCCATTGGAAAATCGCACAATGGGAACCGACTCCGATGCGACTTTGGTAAAATCCACAATAACCCCCTGTGAACCATTGCAAATGTTATTATCCAAGTCCAGGTTCGTCGTACACATGACAACACAACCCTTCTTTAAAGCCATCTTTTCTGGATAATTCGTAGTCGTCATCATATTTCGCAATTCATACTCCTTTTCCATCTTCGTTAATCCCTCACATTTCAACATGTCTTCGACCGAAAGCGGTTTGCCCGTCTCATGATTCATTTTGCAATTGGACTGCACGATGGCTGCGTATTCGTATTCTTCGCCAGATAACTCCATATATTTGCGTTGGTTCAATGCTTCGGTTTTGTATCGAACGGGAAATAATCGCGTCATCAAGGCGGTCGAGTCCGTTTCTTCTTTTCCATTGCGGCAATATTGTTGTAAAATAGTGACGTTTTTCTCACTCAATTTCCCTTTACGCACTTCCAACAAGATGTCTTGATATACGGGATCGCGTTGTCGGAAAATGGTTCGCAATTCAATGTTGTTGGGAAAGGCAAATACGCGTTCCCACAAAGACGTCTCAAAACAGAATTTCGCACTGTCTTTGTCTCCCTGTGTCGGGACGGGTGGGAGTTGCAGGAAATCTCCCGTAAAGACCACCTGCATTCCACCAAACACCGAATTCGAAATACGTGCAATTTTGGCAATTCCTTCCAGCACCTCGAATACTTTTTTTGACATCATACTCACCTCATCCACAATGAGGACATCGGTCTTTCGCCATGTTGTCCGCGTCGTCTTTTTACGTAATGCACTCTGGATAATCGCACCTGGATCACCCTTGCATAATTTTATCCCACTCCACGAATGGATGGTGCGTGGATTACACATTCTCGGCAGCAATGTAGTCGCACAACCCGTCATGGCTGTCACTTGACATGTCTTACCTACACGTTTACAATGTTTTACAAAATACTCAATGAGTCTCGTTTTTCCCGAACCACCTGGACCCGTTACGAAGAGATTATCGCCGCGGCAAAATTTCTCAAAGGCGAGTCGCTGTTCGGTTGATAATATTGATAGATCCATTTGGGATGATAATGCAATTGATAGATGATATAAAGCGGTCTGCTTTATATCAATTTTGTTACTTGTTGTGACCCAATGAGAATTTACTCATAGGTTAATTCCAAGCAAAAGGAAAAGTCGAGTCCGTTTAAATCCATAGGTACACCGCGTTCATTGACAAGTTGGACGTTCATACGTTGCAAATTAACAGGTCCGGTATAGACACGATTGTCGGAAACGACATAACCTTCTTCTTCACTCGCACGCAAGACGGTCCCAAAAGGGTATCTTGTATAATCCATTGCAATGCGCGCTAAAATCTGGGAACTATTGATTTCTGAGTTTTGCAAAAGGGTGACGAAAGAATAGGGATTTCCATTCTTGAATTCATTGACGACTAAAAACAGATATCTTGGTAAATGGAAATCGACAAATGCATTGGATCGTAAAGTGGACCCACTTGGACCAATTGTATACTCTGTTCCACGAAATCCCAAAATCCAACCCAATTTATAGGTCATATTTTGTAAATCGATGGCGCCTTGGGGGGATACGTCGAATTGTATATCCAATGGTACCGTACCGTTATTCGTAAACACACTGCGTCCATTTACTATGGAGAATACTAGGTCGGTAAACGGAGAAGATGTACTCTGAATAATACTATTGATCGCGTCTACCAAACTATCATTGTCGTAAAACCCATCGGGTATGGAATATGTCGCGACGGTAGTTCCATCAGTGACATTAAATACATTGTTATCTAATTGGAAAGAAATATTGAAAAAAGACATGGGTATTTCCGCACACCGCGCCTTCATTGATTTCACTTCATTAATACGTTCGGGAAGAGTAATATTATAATTCGCATTTTTTACTGTTTCATAATCGTCACTATATCTCGTGTCAATATTCAAATATTTTGTTTTTGTAGGCAACATGACGTTTGTCATTACCATGTGACTACCGTATTGTTTCGTGGTTGGTTCGGTAAATAAAGTATTGTTATTAATGTATTGACTCATATATGTTATCCATCGATAAAAGAAGAGCTGTTTTAACAAAATTGATTAAATGATCGAATGACCCAAATGTTTCATCAATATCGACCATGAGTGAAAACTATTGTAAATTTTGTAATCGTCATTTCCGTTACAAGGATTTGTTCGACCAACACGAAGCGACATGTGAGTTCTTCTATCGATCGGAACGGGAGCGTGATCGAGAAAATGACACGCATGAAGTCCTCCCTTCCAACCAAAATCAATATAAATTGATTCAACATCTTATGCTTACAGTCAATCGTCTAACAAAAGACGTGGACCGTTTGAAGAAAAACACCATTGTTCGTAAGAAGAAAATGATTATGGATTATATCAATAAAGCTTCTTACCCTAAACCACCCAAACCATTTGAAGAATGGGTTCTCGAATTGACAACGACACCTGAAAATCTCCAATGTGTATTTGATGGCGACTTGACAGACGGTATACAAGACGTATTGCGATCACACATGGAAACAATTCCTATATGTGCGTTTCATCAGAAATCGGCGACGTTATATGTATTTTCATCACACGATAATCTAAAATGGAAAATCATGACACATGACGAGTTTGGTCGCATTATGAATCGAGTTTCACATAAACTATTGCAGGAATTCCTGCGCTGGCAAGACGTTAATGAAGTCCATATCCGGTCGAATCCAACATTGAAAGAGAAAAATCTTGAATATATGCAACGTATTAATGGTATCAGTCCTGGATATGAAGACAAACGTCGTTCAGAATGTAAGAAATGGCTGTTTGACAAATTAGCCACCGATTTTACACACAACGTTGAATATGAGTTTGTATAAGGAGGGGAAACCCATGGTTTCCCCTTCAACCCCATCCTTTCACGTGAGGTCATTATATAGAGGGGAAACCATTGGACTCCCCTCTATAAAATTGAATGTTTTTTCCTTCAAATACCATCTCATATTGACACAATGAGCCAATTTGGACCTGTATACTTGGCGAAGAAAAACGCACATGAACGCGACCAATTCATCACGTTTGATGAAGGACCGCATATTTATACCGTCCACGGTGACTCCAGTTTCACCTCTGTTACCACATGGAATCACACCCACTTCCCTCACTTTGACGAAGAAGGTATCCTCAACAACATTATGCGTTCGAAAAAGCGCAATGATCCCTCCTACAAATATTACGGCCAAAACAAAGCCCAAATCAAAGCCGGATGGGACCAAAATCGCGATGAAGCAGCGGCAGCGGGTACCGCCATGCACTATGATATCGAATGCTATTACAACAATATGCCAGTGAAAAATGACAGCATCGAATATGAATGGTTTCAAAGATTCGTCAAGGATTTCCCTGAACTCAAACCATACCGCACGGAAATGATGGTCTATGACGAAGATCTCAAACTATCCGGTTCCATTGACATGCTTTTCGAAAATCCCGACGGAACCCTCCAAATATATGATTGGAAACGCTGTCGCGCCATTGAATACGAAAGTGGATTCGGGAAATCCTCCATTACACCTTGCATCTCCCACCTCCCCGACACGAACTTTTGGCATTACTCTCTCCAACTCAATACTTACAAAACCATTCTCGAGCAAAAATACGGCAAAAAAATCACCGGTATGTATCTTGTATGCATGCACCCGAATAATGTATATAAAACATATGACCGCATTGAAGTACTCTCTATGGAAAAAGAGATGAACGACCTCTTCGCTCTTCGCAAAACACAAGTCGAAGCTATGCGTTAGGTTTGTCGGCGCGAATTCATCGGTGGGGGGGGATCCCCCCCAATTCAACTGTATATTTGTTTTTTATGAAATCCCTTTAGAACAATTTGCTATTATTCAATCTAACGTGATTTATTCTTATAATACAAATATATATTCCTATTATATCAGGAACAGCATAAATGCACTTTATCTCGATATTAGTCCGATACCTGGATGAACCTTATATACAAGAATTCATCGACCATTATTTGGCAGAAGGAGTATCTCATATTTATATTTTATATGATACAAAATCACGAAATCCTTTGCCAGATAGCGTCATAACAAATCCACAAATTTCTGTACGAAACGCATATCATATTAATTCAAATCCCAAAACGAATTTATGGAGAGAGGCGAACAAATGGTATAGACAGGTCATTCGAAAACAAACGGAATGGTTTTTGTACGTGGATTGCGATGAATTTATCAGCACATATAAACGTTTTACCAACATGACACTTAAGCGAGTTATACAAACAGGCTTTAAAAATGTGGATTGTATCAAAATTCCATGGGTCATGATGTCATGTAACAAACGCACAAACGACCCACCTTCTATTTTGCAAAATCTTACTCATCGATGGAATCACGACCGCAAACACCCACATCCAAATAGATGGAAAAAGGGGGATTGTCGTTATCACGAAATCCAAGTAAAATGTATCTTTAAAGCAGCTAGTTACAATCATTTCAACGACCATTTTCCAGACGTTTCTCAAAAAGCCAATCCTTTATGTGTCAATAGTGTCAATGGAAGGAGAGAAATACATAGCACCTTTTTTCAGTCACTTCGCGAATACAATATTCGAGAAGCCGTTCTACTCTGTTTTCACTATCGCATTATTTCAAAGGAAAGTTGTCTTCGCAAAACAGAGAATAACGGTTTCGATGCTTACAATAATAATTGGCAATCACTCATGAATAGCGACCACCCGGATATGATAGAAAATCATTTACGCAAGAAATCAATACAAAGGTTTGGCCCAAAAAACTACATATGTCCGTCGCCTTAATTACTCGCCACTTACAAGAATCCTTTCTCGATGAATTCGTACAATACTATTTGAACGAAGGTGTCGACATGATTTACATTTTGCAAGACGCAGATGGCAGCGCCGAATTGCCCGAAAGACCCAACGTCCATATCATCCGATCGATGTCATTCGCAGCGAACCAATTATACGACGTAAATCAACTATATACCCAGATTCGCGAATTACATACATGGTTCCTGTTTCTCGACTGTGACGAATTTATTTCCTGCGTAAACCAAGAAAAGGGCAAGAGTATTCGCGATATGCTTTTTTCCACCTACAAAGATGTGGATTGTATCATGGTTCCATGGGTCATGATGGCATGTAACCACCGTGACACCAATCCAGATTCCCTTTTGAAAGGCATCGTCCATCGATGGGACCACGATAAGAAACATCCACATCCGAATCAATGGCCCAAGGGACGATGTCGATATGATGCTATTGAAGTCAAATCTATCTTTAAAGGAGAGGCCGTGGCGAAAATAGACATTCATATTCCAGGCGCATTCAAAGAGAACATCCTTGCGGTTGACAGTGTATATAACAATGCCAAACCAATGACACCCTTTTACAAGGGTCTTCATGAAGCCGAGATTACCAATGCACGTATGTTGTGTTTTCATTATCGCATCTTCTCCAAAGAAGAGTGCGAGAGGAAACTGCAAGGATCGAAATTAGCGGGATACAAAGAGGCATCCTTTAATGATTTATGGGTTACTGATTACGCGGAAAAAGAAGAGACATTTTTGCGCGAGAAATCGATGCATTGAATTGCGGAAAAAACGAATATAAATACTCGCACACCTATATAGTAATCGAATCATGTTTTATCGCCACCGATGTTTTGGATATTCGGTCGGACTTTCCCTCAGTGCCATTTTCACAATCTATCTATATAAGACATTTTCCAAGAAAGCAGTGGAAGACGCCCAACCTGTCGAAACGGAACCTCAAAAAACACCCGAGGAGATCTATTTGCAAAAATGGAGCGCCCAATTTACCGAGACTTTCTCCCACGAACATGACGTTCAAGTATATAACGAGAATATTCGACAAATATTTTACCTTTTTGATGAATACAAGAGCGAAATCGAACGTGCCGAAAATACTATCGAAAAAGAATGGAAAACGCGCATTCTTTATGAAAGCACCCCACGAGGCAATATCGTCATGTATTATGATGCATATAAACGCGGATTTGCATATTATGCAGACACTTCCATATCATACCCCTTTTTGAATGCATGTGCCATGAAATACGTAATCACCTTCTTTTGTCGCGACTTTTTCATTGATGAATTGCACTGGCCGAAAGGGAGTCATTCACCCTTTTATCGTCTCCATTTACAAGACAAGAAAAAGGCATTGGCACCCAAAAACGCCAAGTTTGACGCTGCCAAAGGCCCTTTTGCCAAATTGAAAAACGGAACCAATAAAGAGGCTATTCCTGTACGCAAATCCGTGAAGACCGAGACCAAAAAAGACACTGGACCCGAGAAAATGCAAAACAAATTTTTATATTTAGGTAAAGTCTGTAACTTCTCCTTCTTGAAAGATAAACCCGATAAAACGGAAAAACATGCGACCATTCCGATGAATTATGGCGATTTTAAATCATTCCATTGGCGATCTCCGAAAGCAGAGGGAGGCGAAAATCACTTGTTTTCTGGGGGCGGGGGATCGGCTTGATATGTCTTAAGCCAATGCAAATATCCCAGACTTTTGCTTAGATCAAATGACGACCCTAGATGATCTCGCGCGATTTCATAACCGATCATTTCCTTTTCATCGAGCGTTGTCAAATACATTTTTAGTAATTCTTCTTTGGTTGACATTGTGATAGTTTATCTGAGCGGAAGCTATTTATTTCAATTTTGTACTGAAATAAATATATGAGGATATTTTATTACTTTCTATCATGGTTAAAAAAGGTACACAAAAAAAGAAGAATATAAAACGATCCTCTTTGAAACGGCGTTCCGTCCAACATGGTGGTGAGGAGGGCTTTTCGTATCATAACTTGACAATTGGATCTAAAACGAAGCAGACTGATGCAGCCGCCGAGACGAAAAAATATGTTAGTTCTATGTTATTAGATATTTTTGAGGGTAAAAAGTCTGCGACGTCAATTGCAGATCGATTTCTAAAATTTGCGCGAGGTAAAGCATCGTTGGGGATAATTCCTACGAGAGACACAAGAGAGCCATCTGAGGTTTTTACACAAATAATACTTCCTATTATTTTAACACCATCCGATATCGACATGAAATATTATAACACGACTTTTAACAAAGTAATGCTTAGCAAAGTAATGCTTAGCAAATTCCTGACTACAAATGTAACGAATATATCCGTTTTACAAGGAGCCATTCTTAAAGGGAATATCGAATTGGTTCGTATTATTATGGATACTGCACGTAAATGGGGTGCGAATGAAAGGGTCGGTATTAATACCGCTCTCACGACAAATATAGGTACTATCGATTATACATCCGCGAAAGACCTCATCTATACAAGTGGGTTAGGTACGTCACCAATCACGGTACAGAAGGAAGTACCAGTACCTAGTGTTGACGTATTGAACGAAATGGGAAAGATATTATACAGTGATTTTCCCGACAAGGTTGTAGGGAATACACTAGTACCAGCATTAACAGGAGCCACAATTTTACAAAAATATAACACTATTTCTGCTTTCCGAAATAAAGAAATGGGCTTGAATTCCTATATCAATCTTGTCAAGAACACTGGTGATGATAATAATATTGGTACCGCAACATATTCCATCATCTTTCAATACACTCAGCCTCCTCCTTATATAGAAAAACTGAATACCCTGTTGGATGCATTTACCGCCCAATCTACCAAGTTACATGCTATAGACGACACGATTGCAGAGGTAGATTTTGACAAGATCGATCTTGCTAATGATGTCAATAATTATTTTATCGGAAATATCAACCGAATCAATGATGCGAGTGCGATGGTATCCGCACAAAAAACCAAAATGGAGGAGTTAGATCCTGGCGCCGCAACACAGGTCGAAACATTAACTCGGAAAGAGGGGGAATTGAAAAATAATATTGAGAACGCTTATCAATCCATAATCGATTTTCTTCAAAACGTCTTGAAACATATTCGACGAGCCAATATAGAAGCGGCTATTGCCGACATTGTAAGGAATATTACATCGAGTAAACAACGACAAACTGACCTAAAGAGAGCGAAGTTGGAAGAAGCAATATCAGCAGGATCAGCAGAATCAGCAGGATCAGCAGAATCAGCAGGATCAGATAATAGACGAACTCAACTAGAAACATTACAAGCTGAACTATATAACTTACCACCTGCAACGAACGTATTAGAACAAGACAAAAAAGACGCGGAAAAGGAGTTAGCAACATTAAACGATCCAACTACCGGTCCGACTCAGGAATATTCCGCTTTTATTCAACAGGTTAGAGACGATCAGGTTGGAGACGATCAGGACAAGATCATGAATTTAATCACTTATATACATACGAAAAAGAATAATCCCACTACCCCGGATAATACCCAGTATGATACTGATTTACAGACTTCTCCTACAATAAAGCAAGCTCTAAACACTGTAGTGAATGAAACAGCTAAAATAAGAGAGAATGAAGATGCTATAACAGAACAAAATAAAAAAGAAGCAAGTAGGGGTAAATTTCAAGAATTATCACAACTGTATGTGCTAACCGTATCCACATTGAGCGAATACATGACGTTAGTCGAAGAATTTGATAAAACACCACAAATGACAACCCTTATTAAGAATACTCGCCAAGATAGCAATATTACACCACCTTCTTCCCAAAAAGGCTTATCCACGTCGGCACCAGGACCTGGACCTGGACCTGGACCTGGACCTGGACCTGGACCTGGACCTGGAACCGGAACCGGAACCGCACCTGGAAGCAGTAAAGAGAATCCTTTAGTAATTATACCCGATACACCATTCTTCATTAAAATGGAGGGTAAAACATATCAAATAACGCCCGGAAATTCTACTGATCCTGGTTCATTTAACGGTGCGCGTTACGATGGGTAACCCATATCCATGACAATCCGTATATCCCAACCAGAGATAGGTGTAAGAAGAAACTATATTCACAAACTATTTCTATAAACAGATTATTTGTTTATAGAACAATTCAATTATGATCCACATGTAAAATTCGTTCGACAATACGTCGTTTGGTTATCCTGGTCCAAGAAAGCAACGTCATTTTTCACACAACAACTCGCCTCCTTTTCTATACGATCGCCCTGTGAGATTGCCACACCTATTTCCTCCTCTGTTTTGGTAACGGTATTAGGGTAAGGTTCAGAAAAAGACTGAGGTGTGTTTTGATAATTGCGAAACATAGTGGGAACCGTATTGCAACTATTACATGGAACGGGCTGTGCGACCGGACCAGCAGGAGTGCAACATGTAACCGCCTTGCGTTTTCTCTCGGTCAAATCCCCTTCCGAACGATACAATATATTCCCCGCGCCCGGTTTCACACTGGTATAAGGAGCGGGACGGCGAATCCAGCGATACCTCGACATCAACATGCCATTGGTATTCATGGAAGCCTTTTTAATCACCTTATTGTCATTTTTGCAACACAAATCGGGGTTTACAATGGAAACAATTGGATACGTTCCACAACACCCGCCGTTTCCTCGCAAAGTATCTCCACGACGTAAAGTGCGTGGCAAGGATCTCGATAAACTAGTCTGTCCGACCCAACCTTGACTGCGATATCCACCCACAGTTGAAAATTGGGGAACATTCACGCTAACATTGTTATATTTTGCCGCGGTTTTTTTCTTTAAAGTGGCAATCGACATCTATAGTATATGCATATACAAAATCCACTACTCATTGGAAGACGAGGATGGATCCAAGGACAGTTCGATCGCATCATTATCATCGTCATCGTCCTCTTCATCATCTCGCAATAAATATTGGCGAATGGACTCGAGTTCCTTCATTTCATCCTGCATTTGGCGATTCAATTGGATATTTGCCTCGTATATTTTCCGCAATTTCGATCCACGCGAAACCTTCTTTAAAGAATACTCCTTCTTGAGTTTCACCTCCTCCTTTTTATTCGGATCTGTCAATACAATGGATCGATTTTTGCCCGATTTTCGTGCATTTTTCAATAAACTGTCATTGCCTCTGTGGGGTCGCAGCCTCATATCCTTTGTCAATGCCTCCATTTTGCGTAAATCCTCCTCTAATAAGGCATTGATTTCGTCCTGTGCGGACAACTGGTTCATTGACGACGGTTTTTCTTCGACCTCATTCGAAAAGGGGGGGTCATCGAGATGGACCAACGTTTCAGGCGTATATTGTGGCGTGGACGTGCGTTTGGACGATTTGGAAGGAATTGCTTCAAAGTAATTGGGTATGACTTGTTCTACTACTTCTGTCTGCGAATCCTCCGTGTCGTCCAACAGGTCAAAGGACGGTAATTTTTCTTGCTCTGGACCGTCTTCCGCATCTTTATTGAGAACTTGAACTATTTGTTCTAAATAGGGGATTATCTTACCCTGGAAACGTCGATAGTCTGCATTTTCTTTCTCTAAATGGGCTAAACGTTCATGTAATATGCGCGTATCCTGTATAAACCTGGTGGTGTTTTCGAGAAAATTCATGATGGGTATAGTACCGTCGCGATTTGGAGTGGAAAGTTCCCGCATAACACTATTCTGTTGACCGTCAATATAAGTGGCCTCGCGTAATTTTCTACTGCGTCGTGATTGGACGGGCGCCATTACTGTAAGAGTCCATTTTATTTTCCACGGATAAACACGATGCACGATTTATCTTTTCAAAATACGTAAAAGAAACCTTTTACGTAATTCATTATGCGATTATTTGCTTACTTTCTTCCTCCGCGCTTTCTAGTCACACGTTTGCGAGTACCCTTGTTGTGCTTCTTTCTACAGAAGGTTCTTTTGGGACCCTTGGCAACCTTGCACCCCTTCACCTTTTTGCACTTGTTTGGTTTGACAACGCTTTTTCCACGACAGAGAGATTTTCCCATAGTATATATTCTCTAAAGATAATATTTGGACGCCATGAGAATACGCGACTTATGTTCGATTGTAATTATACAGGTATTCAACCACGAGCGAAAAATTCCAATCGTTATTGTTCAACTCAATGACATCACCCTTGTCGTTCATCAACTTGACCTCGAACTTCCGCAGATTTACCGGTCCAAAATAAATACGACTATTTTCCAACAGTCCACCTCCAAATTCCGTATACAATTGTCCCGGTTGCAATCCACCCAATTTGATGGGTATAATGGCAAACATGTCATTCAAATTCGGTGGGTCCGAATAAATAGAACAATTAGACCCCCCTTGAATGTTATTGAAAATCACCTCATTGGCAGCATACGTTTGGTTTGCAGTTAGATTTTGGTTCGGAATCGCACTATTGGTCGACGTATTGATGGAACCATCAGAACCCTGTGTAATCTCGGCCGAATTGATATATGACGGATACGCCACTTTGGTATCCAATGGCTCAATAGTGACAAGTCCATCATTGAGATGGTGATTGGTATGATCGTTCAAGATTAAATAAAGCGTTTTTGTCGTATTCAAATCGAGACAGGTATTTGCGACCAGTGTGACAAGATTCGTGAACGAATCATACACGTAAATATTTTGGCTAACAAAACTCGCATTGTTCGGTGAATCGGGGTCCAAATTATAGGCCGCAAAATTCCGATATCCCAATATCCAACCAAGCGTCACGTTCCAAACGATCGAATCATATTCGCCATTTTGTTTCGAGGCATCTCCATTCGCCTTGTAAAATACCAACGTGAAATCCTTTGTATAATATTTTGTTGAATCGGGGGCGGTATATGTTATATCCCATTGAAATTGAATTCGATTCGACGTTGAACTATAAATAATTTTCGATGTGCCAAAATCGACATCTGGATTTTCGGTTTGTGCGTCGGCGATACCCTGATTCAAAGCATCTAATAACTCACCTACGTTATACGTTCCCGGGGGAATTGTAATACGAACCTGTTTCCCATCCATGCCGATTTTATTTACTTCTAATATGAAATAATTCGCGTCATATAAATTGCTTATGTTATACCAAGTATAGGGGATTGATACAGAGTGCAATTTTATGGAAACAACATTCGACAATGGTTCGGACAAATTGAATTTGAAACTAGTGGAATTTGGATACAGGGAATAATCCCGGAATTGAGAATCGATAAAAATAATACGTTTCATGGTTTCTTTCAAAAGAGGATTTATACTACTTGGACCAAACTGATACACGGATGTATAGGTGGGTCGCGTATTTTCCGAACCAATCGGTTTTGTCCCTCTTGAACTTTCTGTTTCCGTTGTAACGTTACTTGTTACCGCCGCGTTTTCCGTCGTCGATGTCATATTTTCAAAGTTTTCTTGGACCGGATCCTCTTCTTCTTCTTCCTCACTCCCTTGAAAAAAATGATCGTATACATCTTCAAAGAATTTATGGAGTTTCTTTGCGTCTTCCGTGCCTTGATCTTCGTATTTTGCCATATACTGAATGATTTGCGCTTCCAATTCACGATCGGATGGATGATTCAAATCCAATACCCGGTACAATTCTTCGTCGCTATAGTCGGATATATCATATTCTTTATCGTCCATTTATTGTATAACTCTATATACAGTATCCAGAAACTTACGTTTGTATTCTTTTCACAAACATGTTTTTTATAAATTCGACTAAATCCATGATTCGTTTGCATCGGTAAAGCATATCCACAGGAAACGTCTTGATTCCACGTAACCGTTTCAAATGCCGTGAACCTTTAAAGCATAATATATCGAATACTTGCATGATGGTATCTTCTTCCTCGCTCATTTCTGAGCGGTCGACACGATGTCTTCCTACATATGCATAACGATTGTATTCTTCGTTCGCGTAAATCCGGTGTTTTCTTGGAATGGGTCGATTGCGAACCATGCCTACTCCCATGATGCGATTCTGTTCGTTGTTCATTTCCAATACAAAGAGAACACTTTCCTCATGTATTTGAGAAGATATTTGTTCGCAAGTTCCATATATGCAGCCTATATTCGATTTGCCACTTGCATAATGGCGATTTTCTTCCCATGTTGCGTTATTGAATCGGGTTGTAGTGAGATGACTCTTCATATTGTTCTGGAATTCGCGCAAATTCCCATCCACACGATAGAGCAATCGCCGTTTTTGTCTGATTGTTAATTCCGCCATTTGACTTGATGTTTGTTTGTGTGTATTTATCTTGGGAATTCTATCAATTTTATACCGATTCATATGCTACATACCTGTTTTTCGGTAATATGAGTCAATTGTCGATTGGACAATGCATCACATTCCTCAATCATCTGCGTATACGTAAGATTTTGAGGAGGACTTTTTTGAGTAAATGCCGAAGGTCCTCGCAAAGACCCCTTTATTCCCATTTCTCGCGCCACCTTTAAATAACGTATTGCGTCCATTACGACTCCCGCGCTATTCGGACTATCGATTACGCTTAACTGTGCGTCGAGTGTTACGGGTGATCCCATAAAACCCTCTAATTCAACGTGAAAATTCGCTATTTTGTTATCCTTATAATGTCGTATATATTCAGATGGACCTGCGTGATAATAACTATTATCCATAGGTATATCTCGAATAATATTCTGAGAGCGAATGACATTTTCCTTTGATTTTTTTTTTGATACAACACGATTCTTATCTGTCATATTTAAAAAGTCGGTATTTCCACCGACATTTCTTTGTATATGACATTTTACATGATGTCCTCTAGAAAAGGCAAGTTCTTGTATCATTTGGCTTAATATGGATGCACCGAATTGAGACTTCATATCGTCACCTATTAAAGGTATGCCTGCATCGACGAACTTTTTTTCCCATGTTTCATCGGAAGCAATAAACACCGGAATACAGTTTAATAAACTGACTTTGGATTCTATGCAACATTCAGCATAAAACTCCGTTGCCTTTTGAGATCCAACGGGTAAATAATTGATTAAAATATCCACTTCTTTTTCCTTTAAAATATCTACTACGTTTGTTGTTGGTTTATCTGCTACGCGGAATCCTTCGTCTTCTGGCGATGTCAACATATGATTTGCTACACCATCCAATACCCGGCCCATCATAATTTCAGGACCTTCTGGGAGATCTTTTTCGTCCACAAATAAAGGAGTACAATTCGGTTCGGATAATATGCCTGCTTTCATTGTTTTACCAACTTTCCGAGTATCCACATCAAACGCAGCAACCACTTCAATGGAATTTACATCATATCCACCGATTATATTTTTCATCAAACCAGAACACTCTGGTTGAATATTTTCACATTTATTATAATAAGTAAAACCCTGGTATAATGAACTCGCACAATTTCCAACACCAACAATTCCAACCTTAATTGTTTGTTTTTTTTCCATTATTGTATTATTGTATTATTGTTTATATGATATTCACGTTATACAATAATGTTTACATCGATGAAGATTCATTTATCGGTAACGTTGCCCTAGAAGTTTTATCATATTTCAAAATAGTAACGTAAAAAGATGGATGTATTATAATGTAATATGCAACAAGGTCATTCATCTGATCTTGATACCGGACCCATTATTCCGATTTATGACAAAGATGTCGAAGGAGAACATGTTATCGAATCCTTTGAAACGGACATGAATTCGTTACGCGATGCGGTTATGGATAATATACCGGTTCACAACGAATCCTATATGTATCATGACGATAATAGTCCACTCACACTATCCGCCGAAAATAGCGACAATGACGACGATAACTCTGATAATGGGTCCTTTCATAAATTAACCGATGGTGATATCGAACAAACTCTTGAAAAATATTATCAACAAGATGATTCCCTATCATCCAACGAATTGGACGCGCTTATCACCTTTGTCAAAGGCCAAAAACACCTATATTTACAGTCCAAAAACTACATACAAAAACGATTGCATCTTTTTGTATTGCCTACAATTTGTATCAGTGGATTTATTGCCATGTTTTCGTCTTTTATTCGCGATTATGAATGGAGTGAGGGGGCGATTGCGGGATTGAATGGTATCATTGCTATTCTAGTGGCCCTCACAAGTTACTTTAAACTAGAAAGTGGCGCCCATTCTTATTATTTATCTGCCTACCAATATGACAAACTCGAAACAGGACTCGAATTTGTGGCAAGTCGTATTGCATTCATTCACGACCAAGAAGAAGCCGAAAAGATCATTTTGGAGAAAATACAAGAAACCGAACAGAAAATTAACGAAATGAAAGATTGGAATCATTTATTTGTACCGAATAAAATGCAGACCATATTTCCTCTCATTTGCCATATGAATATTTTCTCTTTTATTAAACGACTCGAAACAAACAAACGTTCCACATTGAAGCGGTTTCGTAACGTGAAAAATGAAATACGATTTATTTGTCATCAATTTGACAATCATGCGAAAACACTTACTTTGCAAGAACGCACGCGATTGGAACGACGCATTCAAGTTCTTATTCAAACCAAGGAATCGTTAAAATTGGATTTGCGTTGTTATCGTAATGCGTATAGTTATTTGGACGATTTATTTACATGTGAAATACAATGTGCGGAGAAAAATGCCGCATCCATATGTAGAACGGTGCCATGTCAAGAAAAAACAGGTGACAATCATATTGTCGACCAACTACTCAGAGGTATTGGAGGCAGCACAATTCCTTCGACAAAGGTCGAATCGTAAGGAGGGTGACCCATTCATTTGCACGGAATCATTTTCCAATAATAAGGTTCTTCATGAATCACCTTTATATTTTGACCCCCCTCCAATCGTTCACGCAAGTATCGATGGGCTTCTCCTTCAGACACATCCACTTTGACAAATACCTTTTTGCTATTTACCTTGTTATGAGAGTGTATTTCCTTGACGGAATGTATCATTCCAATATTCGCCTTTTTTAGTATCGCACATATGTTATCGCGACTATATATAGAGTCTACGCAAGGTATACACAAATTTAATATCATTTTTGCTTTCCTGTTATACGGGGGACCCGCGTCTTCAATTTTATAAAAAGAACCCTTCGTTCTTTTTATAAACCACAGCTTTGATCTGTGCTGTATCGCATAATACGAATTATGATAAGTACATGGAAATATCTTTATTCTTTTTGGGGGGGGCTAGGTGCGGTTGCGATACACAATATATATTGACATCGTCTTTAACCTCTTTACGAATAAAATCGTTCGAATTCGCTATATTTAATCGTCCTATGTATCAATGGACGAGGAACATTTGGATACTTCGTGGCTAGACCCTATTTTGACAGAAACGCAAAGTACGACATGTCCGAAATCAACGCTTATGGATTCCGTTTCCATTTCATGTATTTTTGTCAATGATAAACGGGAAATTATCCAGGTTAAAAAAGAAGTTGTACCATTAGACCACAATGATGATTCCGCAGTGTTGTCCGAAGGGCGTCTCTTGGAAATCATCCAACGGAATCGTTGTTTAGACGATAAACACAAACGTTATGCTTTTGACAGTATGAAGCAATTTACCATTACAATGGAAGCAAATTTTTTGACCGATTTTATTCACAATACCGACAATCATATTACACAAAATACGTTTACCATTCCTCAAAATATTACCTTTCCTCGATCCGTATTTTTATATCACGATATCAATTGTCTATGGCTTTTATTCTACGAAATGGAACGGGTAATTGAACCCAAATCCATTCTAAAACAAGCTCATGTTAAAAAACGGGTTACGAAAAAGGTTCGCATCTCAGATTCTTTGCCTTCACGATATGGTACAGTGAACAAGACGAAGCGGCAGAAGTAGAGAGGGGGGATCCCCCCTTCAACCCCCCTCCGACGTAAGGGTGTGGGGTGGTTGGTGTGGGGTGGTTGGTGTGGGGTGGTTGGTGTGGGTTCAGTGGAGATAAAATCCTTTATTATTACTCAAAACAATATAATGCCTTGTTTCGAGTACTGTGTAACCCACGATGGAAGATTTTCCACCTCTCGTTTCTCATAGTCAGTTGGATATATTGATCGTCAATATTAGTACTTTTTGGACGACTTTGGCTACAAAAAGTCAGGACGAAGAACATCTCGAATCCATTTTTCGCAACGCGCTCACATCCTATCGAGCCTATTATCGGTCTCATATATGCAGCTACAATAAGAATGACATATTGTCTATTTTAGAGAATGTATTTTGTCTTCTTTTTTACGTGCGTGATATTTCACACGGTCTTGGTCGACGCACTCTCTTTTATCGAATGATGTCGTGTCTATATGACACCTTTCCCATGTTAGCCTTGTCCGCATATCCCATTTTATTGGAATACTATAAACCACTGCCTTATGGATGTTGGCGAGACATTGTGGGATTGTGTTCGTTTCTCAAAACAAATACTTCTCGAGGAGAAGACCACCCACTCGTCGACGCTGCCATTCAATACATGGTTCGGACATTGCGTTCCGAAAAGGTGTATTTTATGAATTCCGGAAAATGCGATTCAACCCTCGTCAAATGGATTCCCCGCGAGAAGTCAAAACACGATTGGATATATGACCGTATTGTCTGTGCGTGGTCTCGGAATGGGTTGTGTGATAATAGAACCAAGCGGGCTTTTCGTAAAATGACCTCTGAAATGCGATCGTCTCTCGGTCTCATTGAAACACGCATGTGCTCTCGCTCATGGCAAGATATTTCCATCATGAAACTTACTCACGGGGCGTGTTCGAAATATTGGCGCGCTCTTAGCAGTCAAACGCCTTCTCATACCTATAATCACACTTCTTCCGATCGTATTTCATGTGCGAGTCGACTCACGCGCCATTTGGAGACGGTTGTCGACCGATATGATCGATTCAATGAACGTATTGATAATTTGCCCTTTGTATTCCCGGCCTCTGTCGGCAAATACGTTTCGTATGGATTGCAATGTATTCACGAAAAAGGGAATACGTCAATTATGTCAACCATTTCGGAGGATATTTATCGACTTGATTGCAAATGGCGACGCATAAGGAATGGTTGGAAGCGAAAATATCCCGCCCATTTTTATTTTCCAGTCATTCGCATCACCGATTCCCTTTGGACGAAGGAAACATGTGATACGATCGGGCGTGCGCTTTTATTATATGAAAGTGCGCGAGGCAAACTCAAGGGCATATATTATGACGGACACAATCCGGAATGGATTGTCTTGGATCGAGACCAATCGTTTCTATCCCATATAGAAACCATTTATAATGCGTTATGTGACCGAATCATTCCTTCAAACATACAACTTTCGGCTTCGTATCCCGGTAAAATTCCATTATATATCGAGAATGGAACCTGTTGTTTGGAGAATCAGAAATCCTTTGTAGGTCAAACACGTTGCGCGGAATATGACGATGAATTCGATGTCATGTGCGCGGTTCTCTATCATGAAAGATATGATTATGTCCGTCGTAAATTTCGACTTATTGTGCGGCAGGAGCAACAGGAGCAGGAGGAGCCACTATATTAAACTTGGCGTTTTGCATTCGCATTTTGTTTTCCGCCTCCATATTTTCCAATGTGGTCTCCTTGAGTTGTTTTCCGATCTGTTTCTGGTTTTTCTCTGTCAACACATTACCCTCCGTATATTTCGTCCATTGATTCATCATAGGTTTCGGGACCTTGTTAAAAAAGGATTTGATTTTGGGGATACAGTCGAGTGGGAGCGGACGTTCTGACGGGGTACTCAAAATAGATGATTTCAACCATTCGATATATTGTTTGAAGAAATGGACCGTTTCTAATTTGTTTTGCTGATTTCCGGTAAACGCCATGCGAATGGTATCTCCCAATTGATTTTGGACCGGTTTTTCTACCGGTTTTTGTTTCGTATTTTCCTTTAGAAAATCCGTGACGTTTACGTCCATTAATAAACGCAATATAGTTACGTTGACCGCATAGGCATCCCACGTGCGATGATGTCGCTGTAGTTCAGTCCATGCATTTCCCCATGTGCCATCTTTCCATGATTGGATAAGAGTATGATATTTCTGTTTGAAGGCGTCCAATTCCTTCTCCTTAAAACTCTCATTTTTGAATATCTTGTTGGTTTTTATGAATCGGGTGACGATGTCTTTCATCTCGACCGTGCTTTGTATCTTGCCATCGAAAAGGGATGGGTCCATATTATTGTATTTTCCGTCGTCTCTTCGGGGTTGTACTTGTCGTGCTATGTAAGAGAGTAATAGGACATCAACATTCCACGGCACATAGGAATCCACGTAAATACCAAACGGCCTTTTGGTAACGTCTTTTTTGTAATTGGATAATTCGATCGATTCGCTATCCACACTTAGTCCGAAATCGATCAATACAAAGACGTGGTTTTTTTCGTGATACATGATATTGTTCTCTTTGATATCTAAATGAATGATGTTTTGGCGATTTAATAATTCGACGCTCGACATTAAGTACATATGTGTATCCACCAATTTCATTAAAAAATCCTTCATTTTTTCCGGACTTCGGATATTGGATATGATGTTGTCGAAAAATTCGCCCAATGTATTTCCACCCACATATTCCATTTTATTACTTAAAAATGGTTTGTCTTTCTTCTTTTCATACACTTCGCATTGATTCAATTGTCTCTCGTCTATTTTCGAGATATTTACATCGCACGATTCTATGATAGGGGCGAAAAAAAAGGAATAATTGCGAATATTGTCCGTGATTCGCTTTCCGAATGCCACCTCGTCCTGTGATTCTGTATCTTCGACTTGCAACTTGGATACGAATTTTTTGGATGTTGGTTTTCCCGTGGTGCACTGAATTCCTGGACGATAGACACATCCGTATGTGCCTTGTCCTAATAATATATGTTTTTGCGTATTTTCATTTATTTGAACCATCTCTTATTTCACTTATATTATACCCGGATAATTTTCGACATTGTCAAACGTTCCTTGTAATACTTATCGCGATAACGTTTTTGTAACTTTTGGTCCATATTCTCCTCTAAACCATCATCTCGTTTTCTCATCTCGATCAATTCATCGACAATTTGGTTTCTATGCATTTTTAAGAATTCCGTGAATGCTTCCAGATGCGTCGTCTGACATTCTGTTGGTATATTGATTATCGTCGTGAGTGTGTCTCGAATATGTTGATTCATTATTTCATGGAGTTCGTCCGTCAATCGGACATATGTACGTGGACCATTGTTGAGTGTCTTCTTTTTTACCTCCGGTTTTCGGTGATAATACCTTACGCTGTGATACATCTTTTCAATGGGATCTCCCTGAAATCCGCGGTTTTTTATCGATTGACACTCCTCTTGCAAGAAATTGTGTGTGTCTAACCAGTTGGTCCACGCATTTTTGAAATCCTTTCTTGGAAGATTCTTATGCGATTGTGAAAATCTGGCGAGATTCTCTTTGACTTCGGGCGAGAAATCGAATCGATATTGTTTGAAAATAGGCTTATTCTGTTTCTGAGATTCCATCGTGAATGATTTGTGTTTATCATCCACACCTTACGGAAAACGCCTTTCAATTTTTTAAAAACATGGTAGGGTATTACCATGTTTTTGGACGCTCTCTATAGGGGTCGAACCTATGACCTCGCGATTAACAGTCGCACGCTCTAACCAACTGAGCTAAGAAAGCCGATTTTTTTGCCACTGGTGATGGACGCTCTATCTACGTATTTACAATATTTACACTCTCTATAACCGAAGAAAATCTTTAAACCCTTACCGTATTAAAACGTTTTCTCCTTGTTACTATATAATGAAAAAACGTATGACAATGAATTTTGGGGGTCGATCGACGGGACGTGGTGTCGATCAAACGAATACGGCTCTCGTCAGTCCATTCGTCGCATCTGGCTCCTCCTTTTCTCTTTATTTGGAACCCATGTTGAATTCGTATTGGAAATCCTATATGCAAGTAATTACTTTAAACACTATGCCCGATGGCGCACTTCGTGATTTGGTAATGTCCGTTAACTTTCCTAAATTGAGCCCCTTTCAAGAACCCGGCAATTCACCGTTTTATACGGGTTCAAATTGTGTCCTTTGTCTTATGCGTTATCCAGTGGGGGCGATTGGTGGGAGTGGTGCCGCATTTCGCATGGGCGATGCCTTTATGGGCGCCGATGATATTCCCAGTGTTCTTTCTTTCTTGGAAATGAACGGATATAACGTCCAAATTGCACTCACGAATATGTTGTTTGAAGGTGAAGTTCCCGTTGGGGGTGTAAGTGAATCTCGATTGTCGGGCAATCGGAAATTAATTGCCATGGTAACATCTAATACAAAAGGGTCGATATCATGATAAATACCATGACAAGGGTTATCAGTTTTGTTATATTTGTCCGAGGGGTTATGTCTCCGTATCCAATCGTCGATGCAGCCATCGTCGTAAAATAGAGTCGGTCTATCAATCTATTTATGGTAGTTGTCTCGGGATGTATGTTTCCATTGTAATTGAAATGACTATTGTCGAAACAGGAAAAAACGGCGGTGAACCCGATTATTATCATAGCAATGATGTAAACTTTTTTCATTCTATACAAATACAATATATTTTAGCGTTTTATGTCCGGATTATATAACCAAAGTTTATGCGTATACATTCTTCTTTTTTATCGACTGTTTGCCGTTCCTATTGCCGTTCCTATTGCCGTTCCTATCATAGAGACACGGTAATGATGTCTAACAAGAAACCTATTGTCTCTATTCCTGGTGCTATTCGCAATATATCCCAAGTCAATTTGAAGTATCTACCACGTGGACCCAAACAAACCGAATATGTTGATTTGTTAGATGAAGACGGTGTGAATATGTTAGTGTCGATCGGACCAACGGGTACCGGCAAAACCCTTTTTGCGATCGTCTCTGCCATTACAGAATTACAAAAAGGAGCGGTCAAAAAAATTGTATTTACTACACCTTATATGAATGCAGTTTTGAGCGATCATGTTAGCTATCTTCCTGCGAACTTGATAATCAATCCGATGCTTAGATATATATTTGATATACTTGATGATTGTTATAGTGTGCGTGAAATAGATAAGATGCTATATGAAGGCGTTGTTGAAATAATTCCTATGCAACTCGTTATCGGACGCACCTTTAAAGATTCGTTTATTGTTGCCGACGAAATGCAATTTTCTACGGTCGATCAATTATTTACTTTGACAACACGTTTAGGTGAAGGGTCGCGCATAGTGATTATGGGCGATATAACCGATTGTTTGGAAGAAGATGACAACGGACTGGTTGATATTGTCAACAAAATCGAGAGGAATGGGCCTTCTGATATGATTCGCTTATTGAAAATGGGACGACGCGACGTTCAACGAAGTGCGGTCGTTTCAAAGGTACTTGCATTATACGACAAAAAAAATATCCATGTGTCCTCCTCGTTTAAACCAACACACGGCGAATATTCCGTGTTCTCTTTACGCAAACGAGAATAAAATATTCGTTTAGTATATAATGGTTTCTCACACACGTCGTTCTACCAAAGGCACTCGTTCCAAGGGTCGCAAGGGAACTCGTTCCACACGCAGAAAGGGGTGCAAGTGCAAGTGCAAGGGTGCCTGCAAGTGCAATAAGAGTAAGGCTCTTCGCAAGAGCAAGAGGGGGGGGTCCTCCTACTGTGGACCTTATGGAACGTGGTGCTAATAATAAAAAATAACGGGATGAGTATCACATGTAGACCAACTTCCTATACCGCAACAGTTTACACCGATGAAGATTTAAATCCGCACAAACACCTTCGGTGGTTACACGTTTAAATGAACCAACGCACAGTTCTCCTCGGGGCGTAAGTTATTTATATTGTCACCATAAGTTCACAAATAAAGTGGGTAACAAAAATAACGTATACCAAATCTATACATGAACGAATTTAGAGCTCATGTATATTATATCCACAAAGTATATAATGGGCTCTAACATAAGTCGTTCTACCAAGGGTACTCGCTCCAAGACTCATAAGGGTCGCAAAAACTACACTACCAAGAAGGGGTCCAAGGTATTCCACCGCAAGGGAAAATACGTGCGTAAATCTAGAAAACCTTATTCTAAGAAGAAGAGAGGGGGAACCACGGGCCAGATTCCCGGACCCCCTCCCTCAACAAGCCCCCCTGGGCCAACACAAAACGCCTGAACCAAATGACTTTATTATGCCAGAACTACCCCCATCACAAGACTTTGCATAAAAAATAACGGGATATTTTCCGTTATTTTCTTCCTTTAGTATATAATGGTTTCTCACACACGTCGTTCTACCAAGGGAACTCGTTCCAAGGGTCGCAAGGGAACTCGTTCCACACGCAGAAAGGGGTGCAAGTGCAAGTGCAAGGGTGCCTGCAAGTGCAAGAAGAGTAGGGCTCTTCGCAAGAGCAAGAGGAGAGGGGGGGATAATTGGAAAGACGGCCTTCATTACTAGACAAGGCCAGTAGCACCTCACGAGGTATTTGATATCCAAGGCTATAAATGAATACAATGAGGGCATAACTTAAGAAATGAGTGACAAAAAGAAATGAGTGACAAAAAGAAATGAGTGACAAAAAGAAATGAGTGACAAAAAGAAATGAGTGACAAAACTATGTCTATTACGCCCCCCATCGCAAGACTTTGAATAAAAAATAACGGGATATTTCTCATTATTTTTTCATCCGAATCCCAGGTCCGGACTTCCTGCGTGAGTTTTTTATTTAAATTTAATCGTCTCGGCTCATTCGGTACATTTCTCTCACCATAACGAGAACGAAGAATCCGACAAGGAGGAGAGTTTCTGCGATTACTGACATTGTGTATTGTTGTGTGTGTGTTTCCAGTGAAGTAAAACAAACGACCATTCAATTTTGTGGACCAATATTGGGTCCAACGCGTTAAGGTTATCAAAAACATCGAAAAAGGCCTCAAAAATCAACAAAATTGATAGCTTATTTTGACTAGTATGTCCTGCATCATTCTTACAAGAACCTAGTAAATCAACATGTCATCCAATACCAACACTCCTGTCATCAACGCTCCCGTCGTCGCGGAGAAGAAGCCCAGAGTAGTTAAGCCCAAGCTGTCAGCCAAGTATTCCAAGTTCCTCGAATTTGGTTACGTGTTCGTGCAGTCCCTTCACGGAAAGGGAACCCTCAGCGACGAGGGTTTGGAATCAGCTTACTCTGAGTTGAAGCTCTTTGACGAGGCGGAGTCCCAGACGGAGTTTTACGAGCAAGTGCTCGTCCAGTGCAAGGAAACCGGTAAGTCCATGCGTAAATTTGTGACACAGCGCAACAAGCCCCCCAAGGCAGTGAAGGCCCGCAAGCCTCGTGCCAAGAAGGAGAAGGCTGAACCAGTAGAAGGAGAGGTACCAGTGGAAGGTGCAGTACCAGTGGAAGGTGCAGTAAAGGAGAAGAAGGCCCGCAAGCCTCGTGCCAAGAAGACCACCAATGTGGTTCAAGACACGGCCAACGATTTGGTCGGTGAGCTTGTAGCAGCTGCCAACGCCCCCGTTGTCGAAGAGGCAAAGGAGGAGAAGGAGCCCAAGGCCAAGAAGGAGCCCAAGGCCAAGAAGGAGCCCAAGGCCAAGAAGGAGCCCAAGGCCAAGAAGGAGCCCAAGGCCAAAGTCGCTAAGGCAGTGACAGAAACTCCTGCCAAAAGTGAGGAGGCAAAGGAGCCAGCTGCGCCAAAGAAAGCCGCCAAACCCAGGGCTAAGAAGGCCGCCGCAGCCAAAGAGCCGGTGAATGAAGTGGTCGCAAACCTCGCCTCTCAAATGGAGGAGGTCGCCACAGAGATCGAAGAGGAGCTTGAAGAGGAGGAGATCAGCACTCAAGAGATTACGATTCAAGGCAAGGAGTACCTCATCGATGAGTCTAACAACCTCTATTCGGTCGAGACCCACGCCGAGATGGGGACATATAACCCCGAGACCAAGGCTATATCATGTGACCTATAAACAAAATCCCATAACCCTATAAAAATTATCCTGTAACCTAATAACTATAAAAAACCCTTTTTCATGGAGTCGCGCGGTGATTCTTTTTTATGATGTATCTATAGAGGCATGATTCCCGCATATTTCATCAATTTAGACAAAGACACGGAGAGACTGCAACACATCCAAGGCGTATTGTCCGAAATATTTTTGCCCGAGCATATCCATCGTATTAGTGGAGTGGCCCATAAAGAGGGGAAGCACGGATGTCGTCTAGCGCACATTCGAGCACACGTCCAGGCGATTTCTCACGGACACCCCTATTATCTGATTTGCGAAGACGATTTGACTCCCTTAGTGGGCGACTCCAAAGAGATTTCGCAATATATCCAAGATTCGATTTCCTCAAAACCCTCACTCGTACTGTTCGAGCAGGCGGAGGGCATCGAATCGACCGTTCGCATGCATCAATCAGAAGTCCATCCGCAACTCTACCGGATATTGGGCGGGGGTAAAGGAACGGGGTGCTATCTTTGCAGTCGCAAATTCGGCATCAAGTTGATTGAACTATGGACCCGCGTCACGAAACGCCACATTGACTACAGTTGGCAGCAATTATGGGAGACCAATGACGTTTATTTTCATCGTCCCCAGTTATTCATCCAGCGTGCCGGGTACTCCAACCAGAACGACGTGGATTGGAGAGCGTCGCAGCGGCCATTTGAATGGGAATATACTCCTTCAAAGTAGGTTTTTGATAATATTACGTTATATATATATATATATATATGAACCGTGAATTTTTCGAAGTGCAAAAAAATGGCGTGTCACCTTTTCAAAATTTCATGTGTTATCTAGGCGGTTCTGCGATTCAGACGGTTGGCGATAATCCGATTACAGCGTATCGTCAATTAGTCCAACAATATGCAAAATCAGCAAAAGGGGAAATCGTTAGTCCCGATGTTGCTGCGAAAGAGGTTCAAAATGTATTTAAAGCAAATCCGATGTCGGCGTCATTGTCAGGATTGACACCTCGCATGATAGGTGTATTAATAAAACGTGTTCCCAAATTCGGTATTCTATTGGGTTATGCCACCATATCAGGAGATACAGGGGAACCTGGAGTTGCTGCAGCCACAACCGCATCTATTTTATCCGCACCATTTATTAATCCAGTGCGACTGATTGAAAAGCAACAACGCGCAACACTGAATCAAACCGGAAAGGAAAAGGCGGTGATTGAAATTATAAAAGAATCTCAGCAAAAAAACTTTCGCCCTCTCTTTCGCGGAACAGTACCCCTCATGGGTCATTCATTCGCGAGTGCGATATTAGGTCTTGTCGGACAACCGCAATTACAAAAATATATTCAAATTGAAGTTGGCGCAAAAACGAATCTCGGACAATCTTTTACAAATTTGATTGCATCTGCAATTGTAAGTCCTATTTATGTGGTTGTAACAAACCCATTATCTAGATTAGAAGTAATTATGCAAACAAATTCGATAAAAGGAAATAAAATTGGCGTGATTGACGCTTGCAAAGAACTGATAAAAGATAGTAATAAGTTTGGTATGAAAGGTATGTTTCGAGGACAAGGAATAGGTATGGCAAAGGCCATCGTTTCACTGACGCTATTTCACGAAGGTCGGATGTTCCTCTCTAACAAAATGAAACTATATAACATTGAAAAAGGTCATTATAGTCCTCCTGATAAATGAGTGACAAAACTCTTCAAAGGGACTCCTTCAAACAATACGCTCAGTGTATTTTTCTCTCATATTGGAGTTCATTTCTCTCCTTTTCCAAGATTATTGTGGTGATATTATACCGCGCAGTGCATTATGCTGTGGACTTTATTTTGGTGAAAATTAAAATGAGAGCATAATGCAATGACTTGTTACTGGGATGGTGTCATAAAATCGTTGGAAAAACCGGATTGTGATATACTAGGTCTGAAAGACCGCAATATTTATACATTGATCGATCGTTTAAAGGCATTGAATTGTCGGACACTGGATATGAAATGGCAAAACGCGCCGATCACCTCGAGTCAAATGGATGAAAACATGGTTCATATCAAAGATTATCCAAGATCGAGTGGACCCCAAGGGTATTTGTGTTCTACTTTCGACCCTTTTTTGTTTTTACTTTCATTTCTTTTGAAAAAACCGGTCCATATGGATTATTGTGGCTCTGCAATCAAGTATGAGCCGAAAATCTGTTCCAATACACCCTTAAAATATAGATGTAATAGAGGCCATTTCTGGAATTTATAATGAACGGTTCTTCATTCTATTAGTACGCCGTTTTTTCGTCGTTTTTTTATGCAGTTTGTATTTGGGACGAATGACATTTCCCACTTGAATATTGTGTGCGTCAACATATCCACTCTTGATTTCGATGATGTACTTGGACGGTGTATCCACCTGTAAGGAGGTTTTGTCGTGTGGTACAGCGCCTTTGTATATGCCAACCACCTTGAAGTTTTCGTCCAAAAATATCAGGTCCAAGCTGACATATGTATTTTTCATCCAAAATGCATGTTTCCGACTCTCCTTCATTCGAAAGAGCGCACCCGCATCTTTCGGTAAACGCTTCAGGTCCATCAATCCCTTTCGTATTTCGGAGGGTGTCTTCATGACTCGGTTGATTATGACAGTGCGTTCCATATACACTATACGTAGCTAAAGTATAGGGTGAGTAATGTATGAATTGTCTCAAAATGGACGTTTTTACAACTTTACTTAAATTATTATTATAATATCTGTTCTAATAATATAGGATGCATACTGAAGTAAAGAGCAAAGAATCTGCGCGTTACGAGTTTTTACGGTTCAATGGAATTCTCCTTTCCTCCGTTGTGGTAATTTGGATACTCTCGCAAATTGTACCCCGCGGCATATTCACAATTAAATCCAAGGTTGTGTTAGATCTGGTATTCCCCCTTGTGTATTTTACGAGCTTTAGTTTTATTTTCGGGGGATTATTTCTCGCAGGAGACGATGTGTTAAAGACTTATCTTAAACATTTTATCCCAAATAATTTATTAGATGTTGGAGTTATAGCCGCGTACACGGGGGCCATTGCATTAATACTTGCAAATTTAATTAAAACTATTTTAGAGGCAATTTTTGGTATTAAAATTACATCCAGATTTATAATTGACTTGGTTGGACTGATTCTTGGGCGAGTTATTTTGCTTTCACTTATCTATGTATATGATTAAACGATTGTAGATTTCCAACGGTATAAACTGGTAATAATGGCGTCAAAATAATTATGTTATTATATGTAAAAGAATGGCTAAGTTCGATTACGTGAAATATGCTATTATCTCCATTGTGCCTCTCCTATTTATTTTTCCTTACGGTAAATATAGATGTAACAACAAATCCTTCAAAGATCCTTTAGAGGCCTCTCTCTTTTTCGGTCTCGATGGGTGGTCCGCGACGCATTTTTTCTGGTTCATGTGCCTAGGATACATGTATCCCGAAACACTTATATTAAGTATGACAGTGGGTTGTTTATGGGAACTGTTCGAACATTATTACGGCAAGGAGCGCCCCGGATGGCTTGGAGGATATGGTGATTGTAATGATTTGGCGACGGATAACGAGGAGGGGAACTGGTGGTATGGGAAATGGAGTGATATCGCGTGCAATGTCTCTGGATTTCTAATTGGTCGATATTTACACCAATAAATCGCACGTTTCGTTGAAGAGAATAAAATTGATTTTGTGTGATATTTCGTTGGTTCACAATATCAATTCAACTATGGGACGATTTTATAGCGGAGACATCGAAGGGAAATTTTGGTTTGGAGTCCAAGACAGTGATGATATTGAGAATTTGGTAAATATTACACCAAATACCGAATATGCATGGAAAGCATGTCATTGTTTTGCGGAAATCGATTGCGATGTATATTGTAAAACGTGTTATGAAACCAAAGAAGAACACATCAACGATGCAGTAGAACAGGGTGAATATGACGATAGCTGTTTATATTACGAAGAATGTTCTCATGGATATTGCTTAGACAAGGAAACACATTATCAGGAATTACTTGATAATATGAATGAATTAAAAACAATAATTCCGGATGAAATCATACAAACATTTGATAAAATCGAACAAACCGATGATATTTTGAATGCATTTACCGGAGTATTTGATAAATATTTACCAGTTATAAATGAGAAAAACGAAGAAGAAAATAGAGAAGAAAGACAAAAAATAAATGTGTTGGTAGCCAGATATACATTGGGCTATCAAATCGAATATTGTTTGCGAACAACGGGTTCGTGTAATGTGAATTGTGAGTATTGAGGTGTGGGGTGTGGGGTGTTATATTTACCCGTAGTGTAGTTTAAGAGTATATATTTTTATTTATTCATTATATAATGCCAATTAAATATAATAATTTAAATATAATGATAATGATGTCTAACCGACGACGACAATTAACACGCATAATGCAGCTATTAAAATTACCAGTGAAAAATGAGCTGGTTATAGTGTCGAATCAAACATATATAGTTCCCTATCAAAAACCTAAGTGTGAGATCATTTTGTATAATCCGACCGGTTTGTGAGCCTTTACGTATATCAATACAGATCCCCTCTCTTATTCTGCCCTTGCTTCCTTTTCACACAGAGAAATAATAGAAACCCGATGCTAGTATCAAATTCACAAATATTACGGCAAAAACAGGATACACTATATCGGTTACGTCAACGGGATGATAATAAGGAGACTCCATTTCACAGTCCATTTCGTTATTGCCACACATAAAGCCGTGATAATTTTTCATTACAATTTTACGGGAGATTTCTTTAAACTATTATGTGTTTTAAGAAATGAGTGACAAAAAGAAATGAGTGACAAAAAGAAATGAGTGACAAAACTATATCCCTATCTTGGAAAAATACCGTTTAAAGTAAGTGGGAAATATGAGTTTTGGAAGTTTTTAAAAAGTTCCAAAAATTGATATACACGGAGTTCTCCACCGTAAAAACAGGTGAAAAATGGAAGGAGAGCAAAATGCTTTGTTTTATAAAACGGATATTGACGATTGGCTGCAACCGTTTTTTCGGGAGCCGCATAATATTTCTGCGGGAAAGGGTTTAGGGGTTTTATATGTTGTATAATTATACAACATTATACAATGAAAACAAACCCCGAAAGCCCCAAAATATTTATTTGTGAAAATTGCAACTTTGGATGCAGTAATAAAAAGGACTATACTAGGCATATATCCACTGCAAAACATTTAAATACAATGAATCCACAACAAAAAACCCCCGTATTATTTGTATGTGAATGTGGTAAATCATACGGATATCGAGCTTCATTATTTAATCACAAAAAGAAATGTAATGTAAATCTTATCAATGCGGTCATTTCCCCAGAAACCGAAGACCATCGTGATGAACTTATTGAACGATTGGTTTCTTCAAACACAGAAATGATTACTTCAAGTAACGAAATGAAATCGATGTTCCAGATATTATTGGAAAAATATCACGAGAGTCAAACGCAAAACCAAGAATTAATGAATAAGGTTATTGATGTTATGCCACAGATGGGTAACACCACAAATAGTCATAATAATACCACTAATAATAACACCTTGAATTTTTATTTGACCAATACTTGCAAGGATGCAGAGTCCATTCACGATTTCACAGACCGGTTCGTAAAACGCAGTGTAGAATTCTTTAAAGGGAATTATTTGGATGTGGCCCATAATCAGATTGACCTGGCGTCCAATGTATATGACATTTTTAAAAACTGTATGGACGAGAACCCACAAACAGGAAAATTCATGCAAACGACCGACGTGAAAAATGGGACAGTTTATATCAAAGAGAAACAGAAGGACGAAAATAAGCAGTTATGTGGAGAAGCAGAATTCATCAAACACATGGATGGGTTTGCAAAGGCGGGGACCAATATTAGCCATGCAATCAATTGTGCTTTCATTCCCGTTCAAGGTGACTATAAAGAAATCATGGAAAGGGAGTGTGGAAAAGAACCCAAAGAGGATGATTATGAAGATGAAGACCACTATGAAAGAGACATGGATATTTACAAGGAAAAAACAGGAGACTTGAAACGGCATTTGCTAATGCAATCATTCAACGCGGTCTGCATGTTCGATGCAAAAAAGCGCCGTGATGAAGTAATGGAGAATACCCGACGTTTGAAGGAATAGCGAGTTATTTCAAAGGGGGTCCCCCTGGTTCCCTCATCTATACCCCCCCCGGCTTCGCCTTCCGCGGTAAGATCCCTATTACTTTCACATGAGGTCTTGGAATGATCTCATGTGAAAAAGAAATGAGTGACAAAAAGAAATGAGTGACAAAAAGAAATGAGTGACAAAAAGAAATGAGTGACAAAACTATATCCAATAGACTCCTCAAAAGAATATGCTTAGGGTATCCTCCCCTCACTCTTCGAGTGTTATTCACCCGATTTCCAAGACGATTGTTTTAAGAAAATGTATGGAAAACTGTCAAAAGGGATGTATTTATGTGCGCTCCGCTTTTTAATCTTGGAATTTCCTCAAAATAGATTGTATAATGTATCACTCAACAGAATACGCATCGGGTATATTCCTTACCTCTGCGAGTATTATTTCGCGATTTTCCAAGATGGTTGTTTAAAGAATTGTATAGAAAACTGTAAAAATGGGGTAAAAAGAAATGAGTGACAAAAAGAAATGAGTGACAAAAAGAAATTTTTCATTTTTCAATATTGATTTCGTTTGTTGATAATATAGTTATATTTTTGTGCGGATTTAAATCTTCAAATAATATATCATTTATGACTAATCCATATAAGAAAAAACTTGGACCAAGACAATTAAAAGGAGGAAATGAAGAACCAGAGTGTTCTATTTGTATGGGCGACCTAAACGAAAAGGACAAAATAACAACTAAGTGTCATCATGATTTTCATAGAGAGTGTTTTAACAAAAATTGTTTAGCAGAATTAACAAAAGGCGATTTTCGTACACGTGACGAAAAAAATGAAGTATTCCAATGTCCTATGTGTAGAGGTACTACTAAAGCAGAGTGTTTAAATAATCCTGAAGTAAGAGCTATATATCAAGGATTACATGAAGGATTACACCTAAATAGGAATGTTATTGGTGATACTGATGATAGATTGCAATTTCAAAATATGATTCATATATTAGAATATAAGTTAGAACATACCATTCAACGATCTGAAAATGGTTTTATTAATGCTGCATCACAGGAATTATTTTTAGTTAAATTACATGCTAATTTAAATAATTATTTTGTATTATCTAACGGCGACTTATCTAATGCTGATCTAGGATATATGTTAGAGGTATTTGAAGCACTGTTAAATAATGCGGTAATAGAATATGGTTTAGTTCAATATTCCATCACGGAATTCACTGATAAAATACGGGACGGACTTTACGCATTTGAAGAACATGGTGAAAATAATGAAAGTGATGATGAATTTATGGGAGGTAGAAATAAATCAAAAAAAAGGGGAAAAAGAAAAACCAAAAAATCCAAAGGAAAGGTAAAGGGGAAAAAAACTAAAAAGGGAAAGAAACAGAACGGAATTAAAAAAACAAAAAAAGGGAAAAGAAAATCAAGAAGAAGAAATGGAGGAACAATTACTCAAGGTTTTTGATTCAAATGACTAACATTTAATAAAACAACTGGCAATAAGAAAAATAAGAAAAACTCCTATCAAAACCTAACGCGAAAGGGGGTCGAAGGGGGGATTTCCCCCCTCTCCTATCAAAACCTAACGCGAAAGGGGGGTCGAAGGGGGATTTCCCCCCTCTCCTATCAAAACCTAACGCGAAAGGGGGGTCGAAGGGGGGGATTCCCCCCCTCTCTATATAAAATTGATTTTCAAATGTTTCGATAAAATATATCATCAAAACATTTATCAAGTATGGTAAAAAATACGCAAGGAGGAAGTAAACATAAGGGTTTGGCCCGCAAGTCGGTCAATGCCGCGCCTTCGGCGCATGTACGAGTGCCCGAGGAAGAGGGAGAATGTTTCGCGCATGTTACCGCAATGTTAGGCAATGGCATGTGTAAGGTTGATCTGTCATATAACGACGCTATTCTAACAGATGTCACATGTTTCATACGAGGCAAATTCAAATCTAAGTCCAAGAGGCAAAATCTTATCACCAAAGGCTCATTCATTATTGTTGGATTGCGACTTTGGTCTTCTGACCTTACAAAATGCGACCTTCTTGAGCTTTTACAGCTTAACGCTTCCAAAGACCTTCAGTCTAACACACAGTTCAAACTTTTACACGCACACATACTACACGAAACTCCTTCTAACCTTTATGACGTCGAATTCTCACAAAATTTATCCAATTCTATTACACACACACATGACATACTCGAACACACACATGACAGTATTAACGCTACACATTTAGACATCGCACTTATTTAACGAGGGGGGTCCCCCCCTTCCACCCCCCTCTGACGCAAGGTCTTTGGACGAATTCACATGAAAATATTTGTATATTTTTGTTGCGTATAGGTCATTTGAAGAAAATAACAATAAATTATAAATCAACTACTAATAGTAAATGTCAAAATTAGTTGAAATGATTACGATCGCAGAACTGATTCCATATATACCGCCCACAAATTCGAATATTGATGAATGGACGAATGAAGAAATGTTATACGAATCAGTTCACATATGTTTATTGAATAAAATTCAAGTTAGAACCGCATTAAATATGTGTAATACGTATCCACCTCTAAAATTAATAGGGAAAAATATATTAAGAAAATACATCAAACATTTTACAGATCTTTATAACCAGTCAAAATAAAACTTTACAAAACAATATAAACATTTTGTCGTAGTTTATATTGTCAATATGGAACATATTCAGGATTTAACGAATAAGATTGATTATATCAAATGGTTTGATTTGTTTGGTGCATGTATGAAAGTGGGAGGCATATACTTGTTATATTGTCTCTTACATTATTTCATCCCGCACATATATGTATATTTTTGTGTACCAGTGACTATATATGGATTTATAATATCCCCATTTATGTCACAGGCACCGCACTGTATTGGTCTTCGGTGGGCGTTAACCACGGTTGGAAATAATATCGCGTCTATGTTTGTATTGATTGCGGCATGGATAACGAATAAACTTTTTTCCACTCCAGTTGAAAAAAAGGATTGAGATCTACGTAAGATGTATAAAATTGAAACGCCTTTCTCATTGAAAGGTAAATCAACCATAGTTTATGCAACTTAAAAGAAAATGACAAATCACATTCAACTTCACAAAGAACTACTTTCCGTTGTTTGTGAAGATATAGGGGATATGGGGGATATAATGGATCCAATTCGACCAGATATCGTCAATAGGTGTTGGGGTAATGGAATCATAGAGGAGGTATTTAAAATGCCGAACGAAGTGGGTGGTGATGATAGTGTAAGTGACAATCAAATAACCGTTCACGAACCTTTTCAAACACAACAAGAGTGTTGTATTTGTTACGATGAACTTCAAAAAACAAACGTTACGACGACTCCATGCGGTCATTCGTTTTGTTTCAGGTGCATTATAAAATGTCTTGACCGAAATAATACCTGTCCGTATTGCCGTCAAGTGTTGCGAGAAGAAGAAGAGGAAAGTGACGAGGATGAAAGTGACGAAGAGGACGGTGACGAAGAGGACGGTGACGAAGATATGGACGATGGTCTATATTCGGATTGGGGCGATGAGTTCCCCTTTGGTATAGTATCACGAACACCATTTTGGTACAATACGTCAAATCCAGTCAATACTCAGGTTTCGGTCGAAGAAATCCACGACGAGTTAGTTAACCAGAATATCTCCTTAAAAGATTTGCTATCAATTTCCTTATTGCGTTACGACGATACGCATGATTATAGGCGATTATTAAAGATCCAAGATGATTTGAAAGAAATCGTTCAAACGAAGGATGATGAAAGAAGGCGAGAATGGGAGGAGAGACAATGTTTTATGGAGGAAGACGAACGTCGTCACAATCGAACACCTGTCGTAACAATCACAATTGACCGTATTGGAAATCGCCCAGCAGTCGCCCGGAAAACCGAACGACCAAAATTGTCACTGATCCATCCAGACCTTTTAAGCAAATAAAAATAACCGAAGAAAATAACAAAAACATAAAACAATGTATATACTGTATTTTTTATGAACTTTCAATGACTAGCGTATGTATATAAATCATATACAAAGTGCAATAATATTTATGATTCAGCATTATAAATATTTGAAAAAAAACAGAGCGTCCTCTCGATTGCTTTCCGTTGTCGAAACGAATTGAATTCATTCAATCGGGGTTGAATGATATATCATTTTGATTAGTGCAAATTCTAAACTAAACATTGAAGCATTGCCTTTTTGACAACCAATAGAATCATCTATTTCTTGTGCCAAATATCTACATAGGTGATCGGTCTATTAAATATATGGTCCAATTAACAAATAACTAAATCGGTTATCAATCACGATGCATAGAGGGAACGGGACAAATTATTTATCCGGATGATGTAAGTCATCTTTTATACACGGTCGAATGTGCTTTTCACGCTATCTATGACTAACCCTACCACTTTTTATAGGTCTTATACGACATGGTAGCCTATTATTCAATCACCTTTGACGAGCCAGGTTAGAAGCCCTTGAATTTTTATATTTTAATGTTTTTATTCAGAGCGTCCTCTGGTTGCTTTCCGTCGTCCAGACGGTTTAGACATAATAACACGTCAATCTTGTGCAAGGTCTAAACAAGATTTCCGCATGATTGAACCGTTCAACAATATATTCTTTCGTTAGATCATCTCCTATATGGTGGCCGGCCGATATAGGCTGCTCTAACAAAATAATATGGTTGTCAAATTATTCAAATACACAAAGGGAACGGGATAATATATATGACCCAAATAACTAACTTCACCCCCCGAGCCTACGTTTTACCGCTTCTCGGGAACTAGCAATTCAAATAATACTTACGCAAATGAACGCACTGGAACCTTACGTAAGCGATTATGTTTGAGAGTACCTATTATAGTGAATGAGGTTGATTATTTTTTATACACAGTCGCCTGTGCTTTTCACGCTTTATGTGTCTAACTTTACGTTGGGCCAAGTTAGAAGCCGAATACAATTATTAACAATATATATATACCTAAACTATTGCGGAAAAGACCAATCAATTTTATGACGTACGACGGTTGATTTGGTAAGATGTATGTAATAGGTTCAAACGAATGACGGACGTGCTGTATAAAATTGAAAGGTTTATTTTATCACGAATCGATGTATCCATTAAATCACATTTGAATATGTCAAAAGAGAAACAAAACTGTCTATTTTGTGATAGTTCTCGTCACACAACCTTTCGCTGTACGAGCCCAATAAAGGGAAAATATAATGAATTGGTTTCATTATATTCAGTAGAAAGTCCAAATTTCAATTCATACACGTTGAAGGAGTTGAAACTAATTGCGTACACCAATCCATACGAAAGGAGTTTTGAAGGGAGTCCGGGTATGCGAGATAATAGATTAAACCGAAAATATGGACGCAAGCCGATACCATTGACCCTGTCAAAAAACCGACTGGTAAAGGCATTGGAAGAAAGATGGGAAATGCGTCGCCCTATTTTAGAAAAATTCAACAAAAAACCGACAGAGGAGGGAGAAGATTGTCCCATATGTTTCGAATCGATACAAACCTACGACTGGTCGTTTCGCAAATCGGAATGGCTTTCAGAGTACTGTAAAAATACAATAAAAACGGTATGTAACCATCACTTTTGTGGAGATTGCTGGAAAAATGTGAAACCTTCATCAAACTATTATTCGGACCATTCAACAAAACCATGTCCTTTATGTAGAAGAGCGAACGCGGAAGGCGATACACTATATCATACGTAAAAATACCAATTCGGGCAAAAATAAGGGGATTATTTTTGTTGCATCTCAATACGAATTTTGCGTTTGGTATGATATTCTTCTTCAAACAAATAGAGGGAGAATTGTTTGTATTGGTACATCGCACATTTTTCCTCTAAAATGACTTTCGACATCATTTTCAGTTCGCGAATATAGACTTGGTATTCGTATCCTGCGTCAACGACTTGTTCGTGAAACAAAATACCTTGAAATGTGCGTTCCATAATACCTTCTTCCGTGGTGCATTTGTGAAGTAACTGACAATCGTTTTGTATAGATCGAATAGATTTCATGGATGTATTTATGAATGACATGTCCGAGAACCATTTTTCATAAAACGCTCGCCCATTTTCACTGACGGGAATTTTCATGACTTTTTCGTAAAAGGTGATTTGATTGAGTGTGTCAACCAATCTGCGAATGGGACTGGTAATATGTACGTAGCAATCGACATCCATAGCATCATGTTTGAGTGAATCACTATCGAAAGACGTATATGCAGAGGACGAATTGTTCCACATGGAAAGCATTTGTTTCGTATCCTTGTCAAGGGAGTGTCGTTCCACGTTTTCATCCATGTCCTTTTGATGGATAGTGGATTGTCGAAAAATGCCGGTTTTATTCTCGCGTAATTGGTTGGCGCATTGTATATTCATAAAAATCATCCAAAAAGACACGACATCATGACTATCGGTAACATTAGTGTCCATTTTTTGCGTAAGTGTTTCGAGCTTCTGATAATGACTGTTTTTGCGAAGTTTGGGTTCTTCATATGCAAAGTTCTTTCTGACACACACAATAGCAGTATAAAAACGAAGAGTTGAATAATCCACAGTGCCGTCTTGATGAACGAGAATTTCCATGGCAAACGCAGGTCGTTCTTTTTTCGCCAAAAGGCTGTACCAGTCTTCGGATAGAATAGAAGGAAACATCGTCCGTTTATTTTCAGGAAAATACACAGTGGATACGCGTTGTGACATATGCGTCCAAAGGTCCATGGTATCCATCCAAACAAAAACATTGGCAATAAAGACGGTGACGCGAAAGAATTCGGGCGTGTCTTCGCATTGTTGTATACTGAACGCGTCATCTAGATCAGTGGACCCTTCTGGGTCAATGGTAAAAACATAGCATCGTTCCGTTTTATCTTCTACCCGATAAGCTGGGTTGTGTTTAATTTCTTCCACGAAATCGGGACAATGCTTATCCTTGATTTGGTCGCGAAGGTGTCTCGACATTTTGGTTGTTGAAAAATGGATATTCTTCGCATGCAATTGATATTCTTGGAATGCTTTGTGGTCGTCCACATCCCCAAGAGTCTCTCGAATGATTCCGGTGGGGTGTTTTCCTTCCCATTGTCGAAAGGAAAATGTAACATATTTATTTTTGAAGGCTTTGGAAAAGGAAAGTTTCTGGTCGTAAGGAACAAGAAGTTCGGGAAGAATGGAATCATGGGGAATACATTTATACAAAAGGCGTTTGTTGTCACTTCGTCCATAGGTGCGTGTATTTGCCAAAACAAGGACGCCTGCAAATTGTTGGTTTTCATTGATGCTGGATATTCGGTTGGTAATTGTCATATCATCGTCGATTTCAAGAATATCATTCGAAAATAGATGAAATTCTGCGGGATGAAATTCGGGAATATCTAGTGCGACTTCTTCGTCATTTTCATTAAAAAAAGACCATGAACTATATTTTCGGTCATGTATTTGAATGGTATATTTCATCGTTAACATATATTATACGCGGATAGTTTCTAGGTCCTTTTTGTATATTGTATAGACAAGAATCAATATACAATATGCGAAACGAATTAAAATCGAGTTGTGTGTTTATAGTAATGCCTCCTAAAAAAGTATATAAGAAATCAACCTATGCCAAATCGGCACCATTATCGACTGATATAGGTACAACGAGTTATTTATTGATAGTGGAGTCACCATCGAAGTGTGCGAAAATAGAGGGATATTTGGGCTCTCAATACAAATGCATTGCTAGTAAAGGACATATTCGCGAACTGGTCGGAATGAAATCAATTTCGGTTCGCTCTCACTATGAGCCAAAATTCACCATTATTAAGGAAAAGGCGTCGCATGTAACATGGATGAAGAAGGTAATCGCGCAATATCCGAAAAAGGCGGTGTTTGTAGCGACGGACGATGACCGTGAAGGAGAGGGAATCGCATGGCATATCATGACCATGTTTGATTTGCCAATAGCAACAACAAAACGTATTATTTTCCACGAAATTACTCAAAAGGCCATCTTGGATGCGCTTACATATCACACACTCTTGGATATGAACTTGGTAAAAGCCCAGCACGCTCGACAGATATTAGATATAATAGTTGGTTTTAAGGTATCCCCGCATTTATGGAAACATGTTCGTGGAGGAAAGGACAATGCTCTTTCGGCAGGAAGGTGTCAAACGCCGGCACTGCGTCTTGTATATGACCGTGAGAAGGAGATTGTCGAAAGTCCATTGGAGATGAAATACAAGGTAACTGCGAAGTTCACGCCTTTGCGACTCGATTTCCGATTGAATCAAGAGACATCGAACGAATCTGATATTAAAACATTCTTGGAAACATCAAAAAAATATTCCCATTTGTTAGAAATAAAGGAGTCGCGTGACAGTATTCGACAGCCTCCCAAGCCGTTCCATACGTCGGGTTTGCTCCAAGCCGCGAGTAATTCATTACATTTATCACCAAAAATAACGATGCAAACCGCACAAATATTATACCAGAGTGGTTTGATTACATATATGCGAACAGAAAATACGAAATATGCACCTCCTTTTCTCGAAACGGTTCGTAAGTATATCTTGGAAAAATACGATATTAAATTCATAGGTGATATAGAAAAGGTGACGAATACAGATAAGAAGAACCCTCATGAGGCGATTCGTGTGACATCGATCTCGATGGAGAATGCTTCGTCACTTGGACCTCGTGAGGCATCATTATACAAATTGATTTGGAGAAATACCATAGAAAGTTGTATGAGTCCCGCCAATTATCAAGTGATACCCGTAGAGGTATCTGCGCCGAATCTTGGAAAACAATCCTCAAAATATACACTTAATATGGAATTGCCTCGGTTCTTGGGATGGAAAGCGGTAAAGGGTGAAAAGGAAAGCGATGAAGACAAGTATCTTCAACTCAAAACGCTATATGCGAGTGGGTCCGTAGAGGTGCCCTTTCATACGATAGAAAGTGAGGTGGTTGCGCGCAATAAATTGACGCATTATACGGAGTCGTCCTTGGTCCAAAGGTTAGAGGATTTAGGAATAGGGCGTCCATCGACTTTTGCCATGTTGGTAGAAACGATTCAGGATCGTGGGTATGTAAAGATGGGGGATATTCTTGGAAAAACGGTCAAATGTAACGATTATATGTTATCATCAAGTAAAATCTTGGAAATTCGTGAAATAGAAAAGGTATTAGGAGCTGAAAAGTCGAAGTTGTCAATCCTCCCAACAGGTATATTGTGTATAGAATTTCTGGTAAAATATTTCGATGAGTTGTTTAATTATAAATATACGAAAAATATGGAATGTATGTTGGATGAAATATCCTCGGGTAAAATGAAATCGACGCCGTGGTATGATGTATGTGAACGTTGCAATGACGAAATCGCTCGATTATCGAAGAATGTGGGTCAAGGCTCCAAGGAAGTGTATATGATAGACGACACACATGAACTCATTTTTTCGCAGTATGGACCGTCAATAAAGAAAACATGTGAGGATGGTTCCATCGCATATATGCCAGTAAAATCGGGATGTGAGCCGGATTTGGATAAAGTACGCGACGGAAAGTATACGTTACATGACCTCTTGGCATTTGAAAAAGAATCCCTTGGTCGATATAAAGAGAATGAAATAAGGATTAAAAAGGGTAAATACGGAGAATACTTGGAATATGGAGAAAATAAGATAAGTTTAAAGGATTATGAAGGCGATGTTGCATCGATTCAGTTAACCGATGCAATTCATTTTATTGAGGAAAAAAACGATCAACCTGGACCGACGAATATTCCTTTAAACGATAATATGTCTATTCGATCTGGAAAATACGGTCCATATGTGTATTATAAAACCAAGGAAATGAAAAAGCCGAAATTTTTGTCTTTGCGGGGTTGTAAATATAAGGAGAAGGCGGTAGATGAAATCGTGGATTGGTTAAAAGAGACACATGGAGGTTTTTAGGAAATTAATGGGGGGTTGTGATATCGAAAACCCATTATCTTATAATAATATAAGAAAGATAAAAGATATGTTATCTGATTTTTTGCCGGCCATCAAATATGTCTATATAGCAATTTTGTTTGTATTTGTATTTTTATCGTTATTCGCACCACATATGCAAACAATTGGATTTGGTTCTTTTTTCGGATTACAGGCAATATTTACAGTAATATACTTATTCGACTTGTTTATGGATACGAATCGCGATAAAAAGGCATTATCCATGGAAATACCCGCAAATAGATATTTAAATGAATATAGCTTGAATATGCCGTATTGGTGGATTTTGGTCCCGGTATTTGGTATGCAGTTTGCATCTTCATTAATGATGATAATGACGTGGAGTTACTTATCGAAGCGTGATTCTACAGTGCCATTATCAAAACAAAATGAAATAATAGTCGGAAGATGGAAAGCATTTAGTATCATTATCACATTTGCTTTACTTGTCTTGGTATTTGGTTATACTATCGGATTCAATGGACCCATCACCGTATCTGGGGGCTCATATAAAGTATGGATATTGATAAATATGGTCTTTGCGCTTATATTGAGTATAATAAACATAGTTTATGCAAATGAATTGTCTCGATTGCGATTTACAAGTACAGACGGATAAATAAATAACTCGATAAGTAAATTAGACGGATTTTCATATAAAAACGTAAAAGTATTGTTTTTATATGAAGTTTCACGAATCACATTACGATGAATATATATCGAAAGTGGAAAAATCAAATATACACAGCGAATTGATCGAATTTAAAAAAGGGCTCCCAAAAGATATTTCCCAATTTCGCAATTTGATAATATATGGACCATCGGGGAGCGGAAAATACTCTCAAACCCTACATTTTATAAAACAATTCAGTCCAAGCCAATTGAAATACGAGAAAAAGATGGTATTGCAGACGGATAAGGGTGAATATAAATACAAGATAAGCGATATCCATTATGAATTAGATATGGCGTTATTAGGTTGTAATTCCAAGATTATATGGCATGAAGTATTCGGACAGATTGTCGATATTGTTTCCATGAAAAAAGAAAAAATAGGCATTATTGTTTGTAAGAATTTCCATGATATCCACAGTGAATTATTAGATATATTTTATAGCTACATGCAGCAATATAATCATGACAATTTGGCGATATCATTACGTTTCATATTGATTACCGATAATGTAAGTTTTTTACCAATAAACATAATAAACCACAGTTATTTGGTGAACGTAAGACGTCCGTCCATTGACGAATATACGAAAATGGGATTGGTTCATGATATAGAACCTAAAAACATAATGAATTTGAAGGAATTATCTATGATACAACAAGTTGATAATACGGAGAAATTGTCGGTCGATTTGTTTGATGTAATTTGTAATAATTTGGTGGATATGATAAACAGTAAAACAATACGGTTCAGTGTTTTCCGCGAATTATTATACGATATTCTGGTTTATAATATAGATATATCAGAAGCAATATGGTTTATTTTGGCACATTACATTGAATTGGGTAGTTTAACAACAACTCAAATCAAAAAAATATTGGATAAGATGCCAATCTTCTTAAAACAATATCATAATAATTACCGACCGATTTACCACTTGGAGAATATTTTCCTTTTGATTATTCGTGAAATAAACGAGGAGTATGGGAAAAGGGTTTAGAGATTTATCGTCATGTCTAGACAATATGTGTGAAAAAATAGAAACCAATCTAATACGATTAGGGTTACGTGATATACATGACACGGAAATAAGTGAAAACATTATTAAGCGTCAATATCACAAGATGGCACGAATTTATCATCCTGATAAAAATTCGAGCAAAGACGCAGCCGAAAATTTCAGACAATTACACGAGTCATATGAATCAACTATGCGTTATTATGGATATTTGGAGGATGATACATTCAGTTTGGAAGAGGATGAAAATATCGGTATATTTACTTCAGACGAGTCATGGTTTTCCTATATCCAGCCATTTATGCAAAGTGATATATTTTTAACGATACAGTCAAAAATATTACATTCAATCATGTCTCAGTTGTATATGAAATGTGAAAGTAAAGCCTATTCTTTAATAGAACAGTTAGACGCGTACAAATTAGAAAAGATGATAGGTCTCTTGAAAACAAATCGTCAGTTGTTTCATATTTCCGACGAATTTATTGGAAATGTTGAAAAGATGTATACCAAAAAACAGAATGCATCACAGACGGTTATTGTGCGCCCCATGTTGGTAGATTTAATAGACGAACAGGTGTATAAATTAGAGGAAAATTCGCAGATCTATTATATTCCTTTATGGCATCATGAACTAATTTACGATATAGATGGTCGAGATTTATGTATTACAATTGAACCCGATTTGGAGGAGAGTGTGGAGATAGACGATAAGAATAATGTTTATGTATACAAGCAAATGACTCTATGTGACGTCTGGCAGATGCAAGAGATCGAGGTTGAGGTAGGTAAGCGCCGTTTAAAGATACCTCGCGCAGATTTGAAAATGCGTCCTATTCAAAAGTTTGTATTTCAGAATCAAGGTATCCCGCGTATTTCTACTCAAAATATATATGATGTATCGCGTAAATCGAATTTGGTGATTACAATAATGATTGTATAGACATTACTTAACCCGATGCTTTAAAGTACTTCTGATAACAAAAACAGTGAGTAAAATTGCGATGATCGTGATGACAACACTCATTAATATTGGAATATTAATTGTTATATACTCGTCAATAGAGATATTGTGCGATTTGTGTTCGAGAGCGATAGTTCGGTGTTTATAAGCAGCAATTATTACATAAATAGCGGCTATTATACTCGCCAAACAAAACGATAACGAAATTGCAGTTACAATTTCTTTATTCATTCGATCAATAACGTGTTTATTGTAACTGAGTAATAAAAATAAAATAGTCGCGCTAATAATTTCAATGTTAAGGATATGTGTACTGATAATAACACTATCCGAAGTAATCTCCTCCATGGTTTTTGATTTTATAGACATTATTACTATATATAGTAGTAATAAAATAATAAGGGTCCAATTATAAATAACTGTATTTTTGGTCGGAAATTATCATACCTGCACCATAATGAAAAATGATATACATCAAATTGTATACAATAAACGCCGCTAAAAAGGTTGTTGCAAAAACAATTCCCATTATTTGCATTTCAGATAGACCTTTTCCTGCTAAAATATCATTGAAATAGCCATATACGCCACCTTTCACATTCTGGAGTTGACTTCTCATTTCAATGGCAAAGACCGCAATGGCTGCCGTAACAAACGCATTCAATAAAAAAGCCCGGTTGTATGTGGTTGATCGAAAATTAGATATAATCGGCTTCATTTTTAATGTATATATACAAAATACATTAAAAATATGGGGGTATATATATTTTTATAACATTTTCATTTTTTTGTTTTTATACAGTTTGATTAACAAACGTTTAAGCCTCTGCTGATACCACCTTCTTCTTCACCACCTTCTTCTTTGTTGGTGCGGCTACTGCTTCGACAGGTACCGGTGCTGCCTTCTTGACAACCTTCTTCTTTACGATTGGAACTGGTTCAGGTGCGGCTTCCTCCTCGACCTCTTCGTCGCTGTCATCGGCTTGCGTGTCGTGTTGGACCACCTTTGTGGTGGTGAAAACAGATACAGGAGTCTCATCACCTTCGTCAGGCTCATCATCCCCGTCCTTAATTGTCTGACTATCAATGGCTCCGCGATCTTCATCGCTGAGCTTAATATGACATCTTCCGTAAACGCTCTCGACATTGCGAGGCTTGACAACACATTGGACTAGCTTCCATGTGACGCCCCATCCCTTACCACCGATCCAAACGCCTCCACACTGAAGGACACATGCAACCTGACTCAACTTAGGCACAAAATCGACAGGAGTGAGATGCTTTTGCTCGTCACAAGGGAAGAGAAGCTTGTCACTGGTGTCATAGAGTTCGACGGCCCAACGTCCATCGTAACAAGGCACCTTTGCCTTAATGGAAGGTGGCTTTGACATATCATTCTTCTTTGTCATCTTATCCTTCTGGTACTTCAGAAGAGGATAGAAGCTGTGTTTACAAACTTCACGCGACATCTCTTCACCCCACCACAATTCAGAATTCTCGACAGCTGCATCGAGAATCTTGCTCTCGAACTCCTTGAGTTTCTCAAGGAACACATCGGTAGATGGCTTGCTATACTCGGTGTTAGGGAAATTCAGTGTCATACTAAACTTACCATCATTCTCGCCGGCATCATTTACGAAATCACTGATACCCCATGTCATCATAAGTGGGGTACTCACATGTAAAGACCTCTTGGTCTCGGTATTAATCATATTCACGGACTTGCCACCACGTTCATTTACCTTGGGTGGCATGAACTTGATGGAAGTGGGATTCCAGTCTTCTGAGGTTACAACAATAGGCTTTGACATTCTAGGCTTGAGCTAATATGATTTGTATACACGTCCAATCTTTAAATCAATTTTATGAAATGTGCTTGGTGTACAAATGATATCGAAAAAGCATCATTGCTGTCATTTTATTTAGGCGAAAACATATATAAATATACGTTGTAAAAGTAAATATACGTCTACTATAATAAATGATAGAAAACAAAGAGGTATTGGAAAATGTAATAGTCCCTTTAAACGAGATAGAGTCAGTAATGACAACGTCCGATTATTACCGCTCTATAGATGCAATACGAAAATTTAAAATATCCGACTTACGTAATATTCTCAAATTCCACAAAAAGAAATTACATGATTTATGTGAGCGATTTGGAACAAAGACACAAAAGGCGTTTCATAAAAAAATGTGTAATCGAATACACGATTTTGCGTTGGTTGGTAATAAATCGGTATTATTAGACCGTGTTCGACGTTTTTTTCAACAAGACTCAATTGTTACCAATATACAGCGAGTTGTTCGTGGTTTTTTTGTGCGTATTGCAAACAAGATACGGGGACCTGCTCTTAAAAACCGTGAGATGTGTAATAATGATAGCGACTTCTGTTCGTTAGAGCCCGTCAATGAGATAGATACAAAAGATTTTTATAGTTATACCACTGACAAAAATTATACTTACGGATTCGATATTAATTCGATCATGGTATTTCTAAAAAAACGGGTTAGATTCGAAAATCCATATACACGTGAAAATATGAATCATTGTATTCCCATGATTAAAAAATTATATCGTATAAACCAAATGCAAAATCCTTCGGATCGACCCTTTAAACAAGAACAAAGAATTCAACATGCTCGGCAATCCGAAAATCGTATTCAGACGCAAAATATTCGTCGCCGAACCAACTCTCTTGTTCTTCCTGAGAATTATAATTCCGAAGAAATGTCTGAAAAAATAAGAGGTATACGTAGAAATCCAATTGATACTCGTATTCGAAATCTATTTATGGAAATAGACCAATTAGGGAATTACACGGATAGTTCGTGGTTTTCGCAACTGGATCGTATAGAATTTATACGGTGTTTTCGTTTACTGCGCGATATATGGAATTATCGAAGTAGATTATCGTTTCATATAAAAATTAAGATTTGTCCTCTATGGGACCCCTTTATTAGTGTAAATGGAAACTATGCCGACATGGATTACGATCTGGCACGTAACGTTTGTCTAACTGCCATGGAAGATTTGGTTTATATGGGTGTTGATACAGATGCGCGAATGTTGGGGTCGTTTCAAGTACTAACTTCATTAACTCTTGTATCGGGTCGTGCGCGGTCCACATTGCCATGGTTGTACGAATCTATATTTTAGACAACATACTGCTAAATAATGTCACGGATGCAAAGTGATATTATTTTACTTAAAACTTAGTATTGTAATGGTGGATAACCAAATAACCAACGTAAATAATCAGTAAAGCTGTTGTTTGTTACTACAGTGGTGTTTTGCGGATATCCATAGATAGGATATACATTTACGTCGGGGGTATCGTAATAATAATCATTGTAAAAACGCCTATTGGGATAATGTTGTCTTCGTGGATAATGTTGTCTTCGTGGATAATGAGGATATCTTCCTCCACCATGTCGATTTCGACTTCCTCTACCTCGACTTCCTCTTCCTCCTCTACCTCGACTTCCTCTACCACCACCACCACCACCACCACCGTAACGTTTTCTTCCACCATATCCTTCCTGTGTGTATTGATATCCATAAAATATCCCCATACATACAATCAATACAATTACAACGTAAACGAAATTGTGTGATATCCTTTTCATTCTATATTATCTAGTGTCATTTTTTTTTCATAGTCGTAATCTCGGCGATTGAACGCAAAAAACAATATTTACTATTATCAAATTCGTTAATTTAGAGAATATCTTCATCAAATCAAATCGTTTCCTTTAGGAAGACTGGTTCCCTGTCAATATATTGTATAGTGCGTTAAAGTATTTAAATAAAGCTCTATATACAGTGTATAATTAGAATGGTAAGAGCGACTAAGAACACAACCACCACTGCCCCTGTCCCTGCTGCTACTGCAGCCCCAGCCACTAAGAAGGCCGCTGCCCCTAAGAAGGCTGCTGCATCTAAGAAGGCTGTCGAGCCTGTTGCTGCTGTTGCAACCGAGCCTGTTGCTGCTGTTGCAACCGAGCCTGTTAACGAAGTTGTTATCGAGACCTCTGGTACCGAGCAGAAGATCGCCGAGTTTGGCGCCAAGCTTCAGCAACTATCAAGCATATTTTCTTCTCTAAAGGGTGATTTCAAGACCCTTGAGAAGGGTATCACTCGTGAGCTTAAGGCCGCCCAAAAGGCCGCTGCCAAGAAGCAAAAGCGCGCTGGTAACCGTCAGCCTTCCGGATTCGTCAAGCCCACTCGCATTAGTGACGAGCTTGCCAATTTTCTCGGCAAGGATATCGGAACCGAGATGGCACGCACTTCTGTCAGTAAGGAGATTAATGGATATATTGTGGCTAATGGTCTTCAAAATAAGGACAATGGTCGTTTCATTAACCCCGACGCCAAGCTAACCGCTCTTCTCAAGATCAAGAAGGGTGATACTCTTAGTTATTTTAATCTTCAGACTTACATGAAGCATCACTTCATTAAGGCTGCCGATGCTGCTGCCGCCGCCGCCGCCGCTGCTGCCACCGCATAAATATATTCGCGAAACTATTATAGAACGTTTTGGTAAAATATATGCCTTCGAAAATTTTAAATAGGACAAACAAATCCACCCAAATATTATAAAAAGTATGTTATATTTTTATAATAACCAGAAGGCTCTTTTGTCATCGTTCTAACGATACGCTTGAATAATTGCTATTCCCATCAACACTCGACCAAAGTTGGCTTGATAATGATTTTATTCTAAAATACGTCTATCTAATTCGGGTATTGTATTTTCATCGTAATTCGTAAAACAATTTACGTGAGTAATACTTACACTGTGTTTTTCCTTAGGATTTATATCTTTTAAGTAATTACGAACACGTAAAATATAGGACATATGAACGTGAAATCTATTTATTTTACAAATAATAATATTCAAAAACAATCCACTATAGCTAGTAATATAATATTCGATATCTATTTTTTGATTTTTTGAAATCATATTATCCATCACTTGTAATAAGCGGAACTTTATATCTAAATATTGATTTTTTTTCTCGGTTCGTGTAATTGTCAAACATTTCGTAGCGAGTTGGTTTAATTCGATTTCTGAAAAGGGGATCTCGTAATTTTTATGCTTGAAATGAATGAATTTTAATAAGTAATGACATATACAATCGGATAAACGACGAATCGGGGATGTAAAATGGCAATATTCCGGCATTCCAACTAAATCGTGTGAATCAACGGTAGACATATAATCCGCACGTATTCCATTCGTTATAATTTCCTGTAATAATTCTTCGCCTGATATTTCACTGTAGACAGTTTGTAACCATTCATTCGCAATACACGTTCTAAATATACCCGTATTTAAGTTTATTTTTAGATATTCCCCGACAAATGAGTTCGCAAAAATAGCAAATTCCGCTATCATTTGCTTCATCAATCGTTCTTGTTTTGTATCTTCGTATAAATCTACATTATTCGTTTCGTATAATGGATATGCAGTAGAAACCTCGTTTAATTTGGTCCCTTTTGTTTTCAGTGAACGTTTGTTTTTTAATGTTTCGGCGATTTTTAATCCTATGTGAAACGCAGTATTTTCATCGCAAACCAGTGCAGCATCATTATAACTAAACGCATTGTCCTTTTTTACGAATATATTTGTAAATAATAGTTGAATTGCATTTATCGGTTCATATGTTGTCGAATCAACTTCCGTTAATATTGTAATCGCGTTTTTCGTATTACCTTCATTCGACCCCTGCAAACTGGATAATTCTAATACTTGAGTCGGCATCATATGAATCGGAGCGCGATTCGATGGGTATTTTGTGGTTGTTCTATTTACAATATCTTTCCACAAATTCGAATGTAATTCTATATATTCGGTAGGATCAGCAATATGTATCGCAAAATATAATTTATTGTTTTCATTGTATATGGAAAAGGCGTCATCCGCGTCTTTACAGCCGACCGGGTCTATACTATAGGTATCATATGACGTCATATCAACTCGTTCGTTATTTGCAATAGAATACGAATGTTTTGTTGTTATATTTTGCGTTAATACTTCATCACGGACAATGTCTCGTTTAATACCATATTTAGGTTCAACAATGTGAGTATAATTGTATTCGAACAATTCATTATTCATAATATACCTTTAAAGGGTTCTGCAGTTAAACTTTATATTGTTTTGCATCGTTTCTCATACAATAACCGACATATGACACAAACTCAATAAAAATTATCATTTGATTTTACCGATATAAATGTATATAATGAATATATACAAATGAACCAATGCACTGAAGAAAAATTATTTTTGTTTTCTCGAGAACATTACACCTATATTAACCAAATTTTCGGCGACGAAACAATTCGTCAAATAATCAAGGAAATGTATACCGAACGCGAGTGGGATTTTGGAGTAGAAGATGCTAATGAAGATTTTGAATATTCAAATCATCATGTATTAGTAAAACACAATAAACGCGGCGATGTTGTTAAATGGTGTAGTGTGGATGAAGGTTTACAAAATGTTTTTAAGAACAAAAATGATACACTTTGTCAGTCGTACACATTGATGAAATATTTAAATAAACCCATTGTAACTAACATGAAAAAACGCCAAATGGATATGATACGAATGTATCGAAATATCATGAAGCGTGAGTTTTTTCAAGATGAACTCAAAGGAGTGGTCGAACTTATGCAAAAAAAAATCCGAAAAAGGAAAACGGCCACGAGAAAAAAGAAAAACACAGTTCGACATTTATGGAAAGATTATACAAACGAACCAACCACGTATTTACACAAAAACTATGATACGGTTTATGCTGAAATAAATAGCGTTTTGGATACATGGGAAAACTATGGATATCTATTTTTTACAAAGGACGGAAAATGCGATAAAAAATAGACGTATTATTTTTGTAATATTATTATTGTCGCGATATGATAAATTATTATGATTCCAAAAATACTATATATACTACATAATCAACTTCGTGAAACATCCAATATTTCAGAAGAATGGAAAAATATGAACCCCGAATATGATATACAAATATACGATTTTTACAAAGCAAAAGAAAAAGTACGAAGTATGCAAGACGTATATTATCAAACATTCAGAAACATATCGTCCTTGAAAATTGGATCAGATTTCTTAAAATTGGTACTTTTGTATGAATATGGAGGCGTGGTTATTGATTGTGATTTAGAACCGTTATATGGATTGGATACATTTTTAGAAGGGGATGTAATGTTATGTAAATCGTTGTATGAAAACAAGGAAACGGGTTATTGTGGAAAGTTTTTGGCATCCGTTCCCCGAGACCCATTCATAAAACAATTGTTATATATTTATACAAATCATTTCCTAGTAAACAATACGCGTTTTCCTGTGACCCGTGAATTATCGTACGTCATAGACAAACTATCCGTTATTCCCGACTCAATAAAAATGATACAACAACAAGGGGCACATTTTTTTTACGACGTATGTTATGTCTATGGTCGTAAGCGCATTATGAACGATCGCGCAGTGTATTTTGAGAATCGATGATTTTTATCGTCAATTCTAGGGTATTACAAACCCATCTTCTTTCATGACTGCATGTAATTCCACTTTGTTGCAGTCATTTAGTTGAATTTGTAAATCATTATACAAATTCAGTGTGTTTTCCTTTAAAGAGAACATTTCGTACACTGAGATCAGTTTGTCATAATCGTGAATGTACTTGGTGTTTTTATGTAACCATTGGTAAAATTCATCGACTTGGTGATCCGGTTTACGAATATATTCCTCATACCATTTCATTGTTTCGACGAGACTTGTTTTAAGGTGTATGTTATAATCCGTCCCCGACAAGACGGTAATCTTCCTAAACGTATCTATATCCATACGCAAGTCGGTTAATATATTTTCCATATGATAAATCAATACGTTCTTACCGGCGATGCTAAAATGCCGTAATACACGCGGACATCCATAGACGAGCATATCCATGTCGTCGCTCATACACGCCCATGCTTTCCCCGATAATACTAAAGCCGCACACATTTCATCGGCTTCGCCTTCGGCGTCGCGATACATGACTCCATATGCATCCATCAGTTTTTTGATCGTGCGAATATCACTAGGTCGAATTCGAATAAACTGGTTTTTAAGTGTATCGAGTTCTTGCTGAAGTTCTTTTTTTTGAGCTGACGTTAGATTCTTATCTTCTGATTCCATTTCAGAAAGGATTTTCTTGTATTCTTGTTCGGCCGTCTTTTTTTCGAGTTTTCTTGCATCCAATAAATCGTATTTTTCGGGCGGAGGCTTTCCGTCAAAGACGAAGAGAGGAGTGATGTTGTTTTCGCGAAGGAGCGATATCATCATGTAAAAGTTCTCGAACAAAGCGTTTTGAGAAGCATACTTGTATAAATAGATGCTTGTGTCAATGACGATGGTTTTGTTTCGTAAAGAGGATAGTTTCTGTTTGTGTATCGACGTCTTTTTGCAATTGTCGATAAGAAACCGGTTTAAATTCACGATACCCATGTATTTTTATGCGTTTTTTGCGATTGATATTGATTCCATATGAATATCAATTTTGTGGGTTACGTGTAGATACAAGCGCCATTTACATCACTACCACCTAAGCAACTCCCCCCTCTCTTCCTACTCGACTTACCTCTTCGTCTCTTCTTTGTACCGCGTTTTACAACACCGAAAGATCCCTTCTTAGCAAAGTATCCAGCCTTTTCCAGACGCTTCTCCTTCTTGGCGGTCTTGTGCTTCTTGAGAGAAACAATACGTCCCCATTTGTTCTTCATCAAATCCTTTTTCTCTAAACCTCCACTAGTGTGTTTCGCGGTGCCGTGGTGGACTTCCGCCCTAGAACCTTCTGCTTTGTCAAAACCGTGCATTATACACTAACCTTAGATTTTATACATACACTTGTCAATAAACGCAATGGCATCCTCGCGTCCATATCTTTCGCCAAGTTTGACAAATTTGTTAGCTTCACCATCTTTGTAATGTGTCAAGAAATATGTAATTTCGGTCAATGTGCTCTCAGGAACATCGGTAATATCGTGGATATGTGAGAATTCGGTGTCGATTTTGGGTCCTAAAACACAAATGATCTTGTCATCGCGGCCATTTTCGTCTTCTGTAACAATACCTCCGACAATACGAACATTGGCAACACATCCAGGGTGGAGTTCATGAGACGATAAAACAATGACATCGACCGCATCATTGTCCGGGGCAAGAGTATTGGGAATAAAGCCATAATTATAAGGAAATCGGTTCGTGTTGTGTAAAACGCGGTCCAACTTCAACGTACGAGTATCTTCATCATATTCATATTTCAAGCGAGAGTTTTTAGAAATTTCGATAACAACGTCCATATAAAATATATTGACGAAATAAAATCTTGGAAAAATATCATTCTTTATCCGTAAAGAGTCATACGCAGGGTGTCTGCATTCAATATGTTCGAAGCATGCTCTTGAACGTAATCCGTCTTTTCCAAGAAGGAGGGATGTTTGGATAGATATTCGATGAACGCAATGTATTCGTCGACATTTCCATATGTTTTATTGAAATTCAAAACGTTTTTGTTGTGAATGCGACACCATGTAAAAAAATCGTCAAAATGACATAATAAATTGCATTTGATAATATAATAGGAAAGCGCATGACTATGTTCCACGAATTTCATTCCGATAGATCTCGTACGTTTAGTTGAAGACAACAACTCGCGATAGGTCAATCCATAATGATTCAATACGCGCGTACATTGCAAAAGGGCGAATTTGCATTCCATATCCAACATGCGAACCGTTTTTTCGAGTATGAGCGTTACATCGTCTTTATTTTGTGTCGATAAAAAGGCCGTAATTAGACAATTCAAAAAGGTCGCCCACGTTTCACAATAACTTTCGTAAACGCGTATTCCGTTTCGTGAAGTGATTGGAAATAATGACTGCATTTTCGCATTGCTATATCGTTCATCCATGCTAGAAAAATCCAATCCTAAATTATGAAAACTCTCGTGCATGAGTACTTTAAACCATTCTTCTTCGCGATAAATATAAATGGATGTACTAGGTCGACATGAAGTTGTAAATGCGGTATTCATGTTAATTTGGTCCAATGGCGCGTGTTTTTCGGCAAATTTCTTTTTATAAGGTGTAAAATAGAGATTGAGCGTGATTTCATTAGAGCAACCTGCTTTTGCGAAGAAGGTAATAAATTGGAACCATAAATATACTTTTTCAAAGCATTTTTTAACGTGACGTTCAGACGATTTTTTGCAATGAAAATGGACGTTAATTTGTCTAGTTCCGGTACTAAAGAGAAAGGAATAGCGCGAATGGGGGTGTGTTCTTAACGCGTCGTATATTGACTTGGGTATATATTCCAATTCGCGATCAGTAATGTGATATTGACGATTTTTTTGGTAATGAATGGTAGCGCTGTCTCTTTCTGTCTGGATCTTTGTCAATATACCAATCCATTTTTTCATAACACGTGTATTTTGAGCGACGCATTTATTTTGGACGAGAGTTCTTGGAATATTCGATTTAATAATGGCAACAATATCCTTTATATCGGAATCCATTGTGTATATGATGATATATAATGGATAGACTTATTTTTCTAAATGCCTTCTCACGGTCATTAAAACATGGTCGGCTTCCCCTGGAGAACCGCGTTTAAATTGCACTAATTTCGCATCAAGCGTATCTTTCAGAATAGTTTTCAAGAGTTCGTTTTGAGTAAATTTGGCAGTGAGTCCAACAAGACGTTCTTGTTGTGCGCGTTCGCGATAAAAATCGGGGTCGATTTTCGTTTCCACAGGTCGAAGCAAAACGTCTTGTTTCAATTTCTTGCGCGCATTTTTCGACGGTTTACCCGTAATCGAGCCAGCGGAACGTGCCAGATCAATATCACGAGACAGGGGGCTCTTATTATCCAATGAAAATTGGAGCGCGAAATCTGGATTTAATTTTTTGAATTTGGCACCTTGGTAATAATGTTCGACAGAGGCATATTTTTTCCCATCCACTTCAAATTCGTGTTCCGTCCAAGAATCATCGAGCATTTGTCGCCAATTTTTATGCTTGGATAAATTGACGTAGCGTGGTTTTGCTGCTTTTGTAATTTGTTCTTGGACTCCGTGACCAGGTAAAGCAGACTTTGAAGAAAGGGAATGAAACGCAAGTGTCGTGGTATTATCGAATTCACCGTGATCTTCTTCATCTTCGTCCTCTTTTTCATCCTTTTCGATACCCATTCTTTCTTGTAAATCTTGGAAAGATGGGATAATAGAGAACACACCTGAACCCTTTTCCATACACTTATTCACAATGAGTCCTTTCATATGGTAAGGTATTTCATGATATTCCAAGATTCTTTTATGTTTATAAAGAACCAATTTGAAATGATCTCCACTAAACGAGGTCATAATATAATATTTTGGTTCAAATCGTCCCTTCTTTTGTAATTGGGCGTCAATTTCTCCACACATGACAACACCATCGAGGTCTCCGTCGAGATAGGCACGTTCAGATAAAATAATCATTTTCATATTCAGTTCTCGTTCCAAGACAGAAATCGCCCAACTATCCGCCCAGTATTCTTTGGTTAGAATATGCGCTCGAAATTTATCGAGTGTATCAATCTTGGAAAGGTCGGAAACATTTTCGTCGATAAGGGTCTGAATTTCCCTTTTCGCTTCCTTCAATTCCACATATCTTTTCTTTTGTTCTTCAACTATTTCCAAGATTCGTGCCAACAATTCATTTGTTTCCTTTGAACCGAGTGTTTTTCGCGTCTTTTTCGCGTCCAGTGCACGAGTTTTCAAATCCCCCTCTATGTTTTTCTTGATTTCATTCATTTCATGAGTATATTCCCGCAAAGTACCGTCTAAATCCAAGAAAAGTCGTCTATGTTCGTCAAAAATAGTATGTGTTGCTTCCTTGGAAACAATGGCGCGGAGTTTTTCGACAGTCGTGTGATAACCATTCTGTTTAAAGGCGTCTCGGACAACGGCAAAGAAACAATCCCCGTTATTTTCAACATTGTGAATCGAATAGTGATTGTTTTTCATGTATTTTTCGATCCATGCATTACGAACACCACTTTTGAAGTCTTTTCGTGTCTGTTTTGCATCCGTTTCGTTTTCCTCGACGAGTGGAAGGGGTTTTTTATGGTCGGAATCTACTTTAAACACACCCTTGTCTAAAATAGTCGACGTCTTTTCCAAGATTTTAGATTGATGCCTTTTCGGCACCTTCACTTTTACAACGGCATCTTCCTCATCAGAATCCAGGTCGATCACGACCTCTTGGATATCGTCGGATGTAAGATCGATTATCTCGACCGGGTCTTTGTCGTCGTCGGATGTAAGATCGATTATCTCGACCGGGTCTTTGTCATTGTCCTCTTCTTCCTCGTCCGATTTACTGAGTTCAAGTGGCTCTATATTCGAACCATATCGATCTACGTATTTTTCGGTGACAAAAGAAAATAGTAATGGATTGTCTATTTTATCCACAATCAATTGACTGTCTTCATCAATCATAGAAAGAACCTTGTTTTTAGGAACTTCCACCACACCTATTTGAGCGGATATTGTTTTATTTACGACTAAATATATTGGAAAAAAGACGACTCCATATTGAATCTTGGTATATTTAGGCTTTCCAAAAACAACCTCCAATTCTTTGTCAAATAAGATGAAATCGTATGGTTCTGCTTTATGACCGCGATCTTCACTATCGATATCTGAATCCTCTTTGTATGATACTTTTTTATTCAGGAGGGAGGAAACCATCTATATATAAGTTCGGTATTTTTCCCTACGAAATACACGCGTAATATCCAAGGGCGTAAAGGTGCGTTTGAAGATTATATCCATATACGTATATATAGAATGAACGAAGAATTATTCTTAATTGAGAGTTGGACGAGTTACCTGATTGTGCTTTCTTTTGTGCTCTATGTGCTGTATGTTTTCTTCGGTACACTTTTGAGTAATTCCAAGAGACGAATGAAACGTCGTGGTGGTGGATGACGTGCACTTAACAATACTGAGGATTAAATAATTTATCAAAAGGGGGGTCTATCATTGCGAAATGACTCGTTTTATGTGACATTATGTTATATTTTACGACGACACGGCAATGTTTCCTTTACACCGATGAAGATTTATTCCAGTACAATTTGAAATCTTCACTTGTATAAATATTCAAAGGTGTAACCCTTCCTTCACGATAACTGTTTATGATTCTTTCCAAACCATTACATATTCCTATAAAGAATATGTAATCATAATTTCAATTATTTATTTATATCTAATGAGGTGTAAATTGGATTCTTTTTCTCGAAGACCCAGTTGTTTTTGTAAGTGGTTCATTATTCTGCAATTGCATACACATTTTAGCAGCGAGACTGTTTGTATCAATGCTTCCTTGGAGTGTTGAATAATACGAAAGAAATATATTTTTAGTGAATTGTAACTACAAACGAAATAATATATGAATATAAATTATTATGGAACTCAATGTATTAGTTTATATTGCTCCACCTTTTGTAATCGAAAATAAAACGATGAATGAAAAAGGTGAGGAAATTACAACATATTCGGGATTATTATACGAAATCTGGGATGCTATCAAACACAAATTAGTTGAAAAAAAAATAATTCAAGGTTATAATGAAACTTATGTCAATGATAAAAATAATAGTATGTCTATGGCCGAAGCCTACAATTTAGTAGAAAATGATACGTATGATATTTGTATAGGATATTTTTCGGTAGTTGAAAGTAGATTAAATACTCAATTTACAAGGCCATTATATTTAAATAAATATGCTATAGCCTATTTACCAGATGAAACTGATTTTACTATTATTGTAAATGGAATATATGATGGATTTTTTAAACCAGTAATCTATGCTATTGTAATTACGTTAATCATTATATTAATATTTAAGATTATACCCAATAAATTTTTATCCAAAGAATTAAGAACATCTAATAGTTTGGAATTAATTACAACCTTAATTTTCAAATCCACATTTCAATACAAAAAAAATCCGAATATATCGAATACGTTCATATTGATGTTGGAATTATTTTTCGGTATTTATTTTATTGGTGAATTAACAACCACATTAACCGATGTTAAACATAAATTACATAATAGTAAAATTGATACAAAATCCATTATTAACAAACGAATTTTAACACCAAAGGGCTATGCGAATAGTAAACATTGGGAACATTATGGTGCTATTATTGAAGAAAATACAAATAATAATATACTTCATACTTATGAAAAAAATAGCAAGGAATATTTTGGATTTTTTGATGACTTTGAAATATTAAAATTATACCAAGTTAAGAATAATGACTTGATAATATCAACCGCTAATTTTGGTTTTGATGAAATCGCGTGGATTATTAATAATAATAGTCAATTACACGATGTATTATACAATATTAACAATGAAATTATTATTTTACAAGACAATCAGACCATAATGAACCTATGTGGAAAATATTTTTACGGAGACAAGTATTTATGTGAGTTATAATATGAACCATTTTGCAATGAACGATGTATAGAATATTATATTATACCCCCACTGGAAGCAGTTCCTATAGTAACCTTAGTTAAATTATAAAGCTCTTCAAATCCGCCATAGCCGCATTCGAGTGAGCTACTTGTAATAAAAGTGAATCAAATAACGGATAATTTATGACAGTAACGACAATGATTCTTTCCAAACCATTACATATTCCTATAAAGAATATGTAATCATAATAACTTTACCTAAAGGAGGGTTTTAAAAGGAACCAAGGTTCCCTTTATTTGCAGTCCATATACTTAAATTTGGCACGACTCGTAAAACTAATATGTTCTTTTACTTTCAATCCCATAAAGTATTGTATATTGGGTTGAATAACCTCTTTCCAAATAGAACTATCTTCCATCAAAGATTTCGATCCATTGTATAAAATGACAATATTTTCAGTTATTTCTTCCACGTCATTTTCGCGACCCTCTTCATCGATATATTGTTTCACGGATTCTTGAAATTCTTGAAGAATCGCCAAAACCGTATCAGATGAAATCATGTCACGTTTCATCAAATTGATAACAAACGCAGCGTAACATTTCCGCATATCGTTCAATTTATTATAATCGCAAAATCCATCATAATCCACTTCGGGATCAATATAATGAATTTCACGTACACTCGTGCGATAGGTTTCGACAAACTCATCGACAAGGTTACCAAAATATTCGTTTACACCGACCAATTCAACAAACAAATCCGCATAAATCAATGACAAACCTATATTTGAAGACATAATAGTAAACATACTTTTCAATAATTTTTGGACGTCATTTTCGTCGGTATTCTCGATGATAAATGAATTCAATTCCTCCACAATACTATTTCGATGTGATTCGTAATTTTTTACAGAAAGGCGATTTAAATGACCGCGCATATCACTAATCGATTTGTCGACGCCTTCTTTCTTCTCCATTTTGGTGGCTTTAAAGTCACGACTCCCTTCCCAATTTCCGTTATCTGTGGTTTGATATTGGGAAGAAGAATTACGATGATACGGTTTAGAACCTCCTCTGTTACTACCCGACGAGTTTACGCGACGAAGTTTGCGATCACTATTGACTCGAAATAATTGTCGACTATCACTTTCCTCATCAGGAATGACAATTTTGCTGTCTAAATCATCTAATATGGATTTCACACTTTCACATAACGTACTAGTTAAAGCAAACGAACGCGCGTTAAAAAAATCAAGATCATAATGTAATAATTCCATCTTGGACTTTCTATATTATCAATAGGAAACTATTTATATTATTTACCACAAAGAAGTTAAACATAAATTCGGTTTCCAATCTATCAATGGAAACGACCGAACACGACAATAATGGATATGAGGTGGTTACCTATGAAAAATGGGATGAACTCGATTTAAAAGATGATATTTTACGCGGTATTTACGCAACTGGTTTTGAGAATCCGAGTCAAATTCAAAAAACGGCAATTAAGCCAATGATGCAAAAACACGATATTATCGCTCAAGCGCCTTCTGGAACTGGCAAGACATGTGCTTTTACAGTTGGTTCATTGGAACGCATTGATTTAGAAGATAAGTCAATACAAATAATTATATTGGCACCAACCCACGAATTAGTCAAACAAATCACAGGTGTGATAAGTAGTATTAGTTCGGCTATGGAAGGAATACGTATTAAAACTCTTGTCGGTGGTACACCTGTCAATGATGACATTCGTGACTTACGTGAAAACACACCCCACATCATCGTGGGTTCTACGGGCCGTGTGAACGACATGCTTCGTCGAAATCAATTGAATACAAAATCAATTAAATTGATGGTGTTAGACGAAGCAGACGAGATGCTTTCAGGGGGATTTAAAGACCAAGTGTATGATATTTTCCAAAGTCTTCCTTCCACCGCACAAACAGCAATTTTCAGTGCTACTATGCCACCGTATATGTTGGAGATGACAGATAAATTCATGAAAAATCCCGTAAAAATTACTTTGGAAGCAGAGAAACTCAATCTCGAAGGAATCGAGCAATTTTATTTGGCAGTGGAGAATGACGACGCAAAGTTTCATGCATTAAAGTCTCTTTTCGATTGTCTCACAGTCAATCAGACAATTATTTACGTAAATAGCGTCCAGCGAGTTATTGATTTGTATGATGGAATGATTAAAGACGGATATTCAGTGATATGTCTTCACAGTTCCATGAGTAGTGCTGAGCGTGGAGATGCGATTCGTGAATTCAGGTCTGGTTCTTTTCGCGTATTAATTTCGTCCAATGTCACATCACGAGGCATTGATATTCAGCAAGTATCCACGGTCATTAATTTCGACCTTCCGCGCTCGGTTAACACCTATCTTCATAGAATTGGTAGAAGCGGACGCTGGGGAAGAAAAGGGATGGCAATTAATTTTATTACACGTCAAGATGTAAGCAACATGAAGTTTATAGAAAATCACTATAAATCCAATATTCAAGAATTACCATCTGACTTTGGCAAATAATTTACGACGAATTTTGACAAAATAGTAATGCGAGAATAGTATTGCGCGTAATCTGTGAAAACCTTTTTTCACAAATTAATGTACATGTTTGATTGGGTCAACCAACATATAGAAAAAGCAACTGCCGATGTGGAAGAAATGATATCCGAATCGACCGGAATACCAAAACACGGCGCGACTGAAGAGAAGACAGAATCCGAACCATTATATCAACCATTCAAATTACCTATCCAATATTTAGACGATTCCGAGTGTCATCTGCTTTCTCCCATTGTCAGCAACGATTTGGAATTATATCAACCCAATGAAGAAAAATCGGTTTACGATATCATGTTTCAACCATCAAGTCCTTTTGCAAAAGACGTATTCCAAGAATGGTCGAAACAATATACAACAAATACCGCATTTTTAGAAGAAACGCAACAGGTAATTGAAGAAACCCCTTTAGAGGATTATCCGTTACAACATGCCTTATTGATGGAAATGTGGAAGGACACAAAGGATAACAAGGAATACTTCTTGGAAAAATATGGATATATTGATTGGACCATGTTAAAATCGTTCAATCGATCATCCGCGTTTCTTCAGGTGATGGCCGTCTCCAATATGATATCTCCTGCCATTAGTCTACTGTTACCATTTATTTTCTTGATTATTCCGTTCATTGTTTTACGCATTCGTGGCGTACCCATTACATTTTCGGATTACATAACCGTTTTACAAGAGATTACCAAGAACCATTTCATTGGCAAATTCCTCGGATGTTTTACCAACATGTCGGCTCAAAACCTCATGTATGTGGTAATGATGGGAGGTCTTTATTTCTATCAAATGTATCATAATGTAATATCCTGTATCCGTTTTTACAACAATATCCACAAAGTAAATCATTACGTATGTGCGTTGAAAGAATACATTGGATCAAGTGTTCGACTCATGGACCAATATACAAACGCACATGGCGGGAAAACACAACACGCACAATTTTGTACCGCAACCCATTTTCATTCGACCGTATTGCGCGATTTCGCTCAAATGCTCGACCCCGTCCAACCCGTCGAGCAATTTATTTATAAATTAGGCAGCGTTGGATATTTGATGAAATGTTATTATGAATTGCACGCACATCCACAATATGAAGAAAGTTTGCGTTATTCATTTGGTTTCGAGGGATACATAGATAATTTACGTGGACTAAAACGGCACCTTCAAAGCAATATCTTGCATCCCGTCACATTTTCCCAAGACAAACCCACTCGTTTCAAAAACCAATATTATCCATTCCATCTCCAGGAAGAACAATGTGTCAAAAATACATGCGATTTATCGAAAAAGATTATCATTACGGGACCGAATGCATCCGGTAAAACGACTCTCCTCAAAACGAATACTATCAATGTTGTCATGTGTCAACAATTCGGCGTTGGTTTTTTCGAACGGGGTTCAATACGACCATATACACATATCCATTCTTACTTGAATATTCCCGACACATCGGAGCGCGATAGTTTATTCCAGGCTGAATCGCGTAGGTGTAAAGAGATTATTGATAGTATTCAGCAATATCCGGTCGAAAAGGGGTATCGTCATTATTGTATTTTCGACGAATTGTATTCAGGAACGAATCCGGTCGAAGCATCTAAAGCAGCATACGCCTTTCTCAAATATACGGCCAAGTTTTCACATGTGGATTTCATCCTTACCACCCATTATACTTCCGTTTGTAGCAAACTGAAGAAGTCCAAACAGATATCCAATTATAAGATGAATGTAAAGGAAAAGGACGGAAAAATGGTCTATACATACACATTAAAGAAGGGTATATCCAAAGTTCAAGGCGCAGTTTCCATATTAGAAGATATGAATTATCCCGAAGAGATTGTCAAGTCAGTCAAAGCGAGTAAACATGGAGAAGATGACGATATATGTAATGAATAATATTAATAATTGCAAAACAGTATAAACACGTTGCATATTATAGTGTATACAGAGTAGTACGATGGCTGACACACAAAGACTTACAGGCATGGTAAAATGGTTTAACAACAAGGCGGGGTTTGGGTTTATTACTGTTAGCGAGGAACAAGAATCGTCTGGCAAGGATATTTTCGCACATTATTCATCGATTCGTGTTACAAACTCCCAATACAAATATTTGGTCCAGGGTGAGTATGTTGATTTTATATTGACTCGTTCGGAGAACGAGAAGCATGAGTTCCATGCATCAGATATTACAGGAGTTCGCAATGGACCTATTTTGTGTGAGACTCGTCAGGTGGCACAAGACGCTCAGCCACAGAGACCCACATATAAGTATCGCAATGGAGGTGGACGTCGTGATAATAACGAGCGCCCTGCCTCTCCAGCAGAGGCCCCAATGGAGGCAAGTGAAAGCGCATAAACCGGAAGATGTTAGTTAAAATAAAAACAAATAAAAAACGAATATATTTGCATGTAATTAGTGCAAATATATTTATTTAGGGAACACCTTTTTAGTTATATCCTCAATATACTTTTCGGTAAATTTATCAACGAATCCACGAGAAACGATATAATCGGCGCGATTTTCATCGATCGATTTTGTTTTGGTTTTGTTATAGGTGTCTGTGATGGTAGAACCGAATGTGACGGCATCATTATAGAGACACGAACATAGTAATATTTTGGTTGATACACCATTTAAACCAGTTGTTACCGTTGGATTTGTCATGACATTCACAACTGATTCCAATATGGGTTTAGGATGATGCTCTAAATGGAAATATACTGCGTCTAAAATCTTACGTAATAACATGTTTTCCATCTTTCCCAAGCGTGTCGAAACACTCTTTAATAAATCTGTACTAAAATCCTTTACAATTTCTTCCGCTTTTTCACTCATTTGACCTTGACCTTGACCTTGACCTTGACCTTGACCTTGACTGTTACTGTGACCCATCGTAGATGACATATGTCTACCTAAAGACCTGGCCTTTTTGGTAAAATTACCAAGTCGACTAGGCCCTTTTTTCAGGGTGGAAGATTGTTTGTTAACCCATCTGTGTTTATTTGCCGCATCAGTTTTTTGTTGGACGTTTTTCTCATGTGCGATAACCTGTTGTTTTGCCTCATGTATTTTACCAGCATCACCACCTTGTTTGGCCGTTTCAAGTTTACGTCGACTATTTTTAAGATCACGTTCGGCAATTAATTGATTTGCGGTTGCCTGACGTTTTTCGGCTAACCTACGAGTTGCGCGAGATCGATTTGGATTTGCATCCGCTTTAGCATGACCTATTTTCGCAAGTCGGCTCATACGATCTATTTCATGGTCGTCTTTTGCATCACCTAAATGTTGATCTCTTTCTTCACGACTAATTTCACCCGTTTTATATGATTGTCTAATATTTGCGATATTTTCGGAATGAGATTTTCTTGCGGCTACTTTATCATTTAATAAACCTTGACGTCTTAGTTTTGCATCGATTTGTGATTGAGCTTTTTGTTGAGCGTCCTGTTCTTTTCCTACAGCCTCTTCAATCGACGGCGTTGAGCGTGAAAACAAATTTCTTGCGCGTACTAGTGTATTGCCCGTTTTTGCCAAATATGTATTACCCGTCCGATGTTTATCTATATATGACTGCGCCTGAACCTTTTTTGTATTTTCTTGGACCTTCAACAATTGTCGATCATTTTGGTGGGCTGTTAAAGCAGGTACATCATCATCGCCACTTGGATGTTTTATGCTTGCAGATAAATCTGCATCAGATAATTTTGCATATTTTTCATTTCCAAACACCTTTTTGTGAAGATCACTGTTTCCTTTTAAATTGTCTACCTCTCCATTTCCGTCTTGAAGTGCGTTTAATGTATTATCTGATGTATCAATTAAATCTCTATTTTGTTGAACGTTATTTTCCGTTTCTATTCGTAGTCTTTCTTTGGTATCTTCATCTTCGTCTCGTTGTCTTTCTATGGCAGCTTGTTTTTCCTCATTCTGTTTTTTTCTGGCAGCTTTTTCTTGTGGTGTTGTCATTGGATTCCAGTCCTCCAATGCACCACCTTTTTGGTTAGACCGCTTATTCTGGGTGGTCGACCATTTTTTACGATATTTTCGAACGGTTTGATTTCTGGCACTGCCACCCCTTTGACCTGATGTTGGCATAAATATCTCCTTTGGTTGCTCGCCTATTATTTTCACAACATTTCGAACAAAATTCTGGACGTATCCTGAACCGGTAGGTGTTTGATTTTTAGCATGTTCGAAAATTTTAATGATTAAATCGCGATACATTTGCATACCTTGACCGTCTTGTAAAATGGAATATAATAGCAATGAACTTCCTTTAATAGATCGAACTGCTTGTTGAATTCCCCCCAAAATGGTATCACTTAGTCGACTTTTTGCATCTAAATCAGTTTTCGAAAAAGCGTTACGAATGGTATCGGTTGTGATAGAAATTAATTCAGTAGGTAAATCTGAGCCAGTAGCTACCAATGTATAACAAATTTTATCAACCAAATGTTTCGAAACTTGATCGACTATTTCTTGTTGTTCGGACGGCGTTAATGCCGAAAAGCTTTGCAAGGAACCAGAACTATCACCCTGATTATCACCCATTCCTGCATTACCCTGATTATCACCCATTCCTGTATGACCTTCTTGATTTGAATGATTTGAATGATCTTCTCTATTATGTGGTGATTTTTCTGCTGATTTTTCTGCTGATTTTTCTGTTGATTTTTCTGCTGATTTTTCTGTTGATTTTTCTGCTGATTTTTCTGTTGATTTTACTGCTGATTTTTCTGCTGATTTTGCTGCGTCTTCAGTTGCATCTTTCGTCGCACCTGCAGCGGCATGTTCGATTGCAGGTCCAGCTAATTCAGCTCCTTCTTCAGCGATTACTGATGCCATATAATTAAAGTTATACTATCCTGAGAAAAAGCAAAAACCAATTTAACCATATATATCCCGCTAAAGTAATATTTGAAAAGGATATAAAATTGAAAACATATATACATTGTAAACCCGATTAAAGAATGTCAATCTATAAATATGAAAAGTCCGCAAAAACAAAGAAGAAGAAGACAATTATTACGAGAAAGGCCAAAGATTCCTTGTGGGCTATATTCGATGAGAATATTTCCAAAACGGCAGACTCAAAAGACAATATTCATTGTGTTTATGATGCCGAGGCGGACAGTGCAAAAATAAATGAAGAAACGAGTTCCTTTTCTCGATGTAATTTCTGTGAAAGTCCTCTTTTAATAATGGACGATGGATTTCCGACGTGTACGAATAAAGGTTGTGGGCGAATGTATACAGATACGCTTGATTATTCACCCGAATGGAGGTTTTATGGTTCAGAAGACAAAAATGCAAATGACCCAACCCGATGTGGAAATCCAATAAACCCTTTATTGGAGCAATCGTCGTATGGGTGTAAAATATTATGTCCCCAAAATGCGTCATTTGAGATGAAACGATTGCGAAAGTGGACGGAATGGCAAGCTATGCCGCACAATGAAAAATCATTATACGATGAGTTTCAATTCATCACCATCATGGCTAAAAATGCTGGTATTCCAAAAATATTCATCGATCATGCGATGGCAATCCACAAAGACATTTCACAACAAAAGATGTTTCGCGGTATCAATCGTGATGGTATAAAAGCGGCATCCATCTATTTGTCATGTCGTCTAAACAATTGTCCGCGAACATCGCACGAAATTGCCGATATATTCAAACTAGATAAAACGAGTGCTACAAATGGATGTTCTGTCGCGGTAAATATATTATGCAACATCGATCGTAATAATGACGGTACTACTTCGCAAAGTGATAAATTGTGTACGAGTAATCCCAGTGCGTTTATCGAGAGATATTGTTCGCAATTATCGATGAATGTGGAACTGATTAAATTGGCGAAATTTGTGGCAATGAAGATCGAAAAGGAAAATTACATCAACGACAATACCCCCCAATCCATTTCAGCGGGAATCATTTATTTTGTGGGACAAATATGTAATCAAAATTTCACGAAAGGTGATGTTCGAAATGTGGCTAATGTGAGTGAAGTAACGATAAACAAATGTTTTAAGAAGATCCAATTGTTAACTGATAAATTGGTTCCCAAATGTATTTTAGATAAATATGTGAAATAGGCGAATTCGATTTAACCGTTTTGCGTAAAGGTTTATTATTTTTAATCGGAAAATAATAAAATGAGCGACAATAGTTCATCGGTTACGCCTAAGATTGTCTTTATTGTTCCGTATCGTGATAGAAAATTGCAATTGGATTTTTTCAACCGGCATATGAAATACATTATGGAAGATGTGCCAAAAGAACAATATCGAATTCTAATCGTCCATCAATGCGACTCACGTTCCTTCAACCGAGGTGCTTTAAAGAATATAGGTTTTAATATTGTACGTGACCTATACCCAAAAACATATCGAAATATTACTCTCGTATTCAATGACCTTGACACATTGCCTTATGTGAAAAACTTTCTGCCATATGATACAGTTACCGGCGTTGTAAAACACTTTTATGGAGTACGATTTACTCTAGGAGGTATTTTGTCGATAAACGCCGGAGATTTTGAACGTGTAAACGGATTCCCGAATTTCTGGGCGTGGGGATATGAAGATAATTTACTCAATATGCGTGTAAAAAACGCGGGTATTGTCATTGACCGTTCGGTCTTTTATAATATGCACGATGTAAATATGATGCATATGAGTGATGGAATAAAACGAGATGTAAATCGGGCGGAATTTGATCGATATGCAACAAACACAATTGAAGGATTGAATTCAATATCCCATTTAAAATACACAATCAAGCACAATAATCTAGTGGATGTCACGCAATTTCAGACCGGAGTAAATGAAAATATGAATGAGCGGACAGTTCATCATCTGATAAATGGAAAAACACCATTTAAACCGAATCGACGTAGGCATAATTTAGTTTTGTAGACCATTGATAATTACATTTGTATGAATTTATAAGTGATTCCGTATGATGTATCGGTTTCCCAAATCCCCGATATCTTTAAAACGGTCGTATTACTACGATAAAAGGAGGGTTCGTAATATAATTGTATTGACTCATTCATAAGTTGTTGCTGCAATACAAACTTCGGACGTTTCCCGCATTGTTTATATTCCATATAAAGGTCCAATAATTTGCGTTCAATTTGAATAAAATCATGAATAACGGAAATATTCTGCAGATGATTACACTGGAATGGAATAAGTTGTTTTCCACGAGATTCATTATCCCTTTTTTCATGAGAAAAACATAAATCAGATATGAGATATAATCCGTTCAATGTCATATTTTCATTTGTAAAAATAAGTTTGGTAAATTCTCCGACCATAATATTATTTGTTTTTGAATCTAAAAAATGTATATTATTTTGTAAATTATATTGCGTTTCTTTGCATAAAAGTTCTTTCATTTTTATTACAATATTCATTAACTATAAATCAGATCAAATGTTTATACTATTTTACTTGGATGAAGAATTATACCGACAATTTTAGATTTTCGTTGGTATAATTCGTTAAACGTCAGATTAATATATAAAAGATTATATATAACATGTTTGAACCACAGGCAAAAAATTACGATACTGTTCCGTATGTCGCATGGAAAGGTAAAACCTTTAATCAAATTACATCTTCTATACAAAAAAATGAGCCTAATTACCCAATGCAAAAATCATTATTGTTTTTACCTCCTCCTGTGAAGCTATACCGTCGCGAAATTGTAAGTAAATCCATTCAAAATACAAACGAACGCAATTCTGCTAGTATCGATGTATTTAATAGACCAAACGGATATTTAGTGGTTCCCGAAAAGGATCCATGTGAATGTAATGCCGTGCAAAATACACTAGATATTACTTTAACAAGTAATAGTACAGAAAAGCCTGGATTGTGTTCCGCATTTACGAATGACGACGTGTGTTTAGATCCAGCAACCAACGCAAAACGTCGTGTGCGAAGTGCGGGTATGATTCGTCAAAAAGTTGTACCGGGAAAGATTCCTACTCCGTATTGCACCACATCGCAGCAATATTTATCTACTCGCGGAAGAACATTCGACCAAAATCAATTTAATTATTTACGCAGTGGTAATCCAAATGTCAAGCCAGGTGCACCGGGAAGCGAGGTAAATAAATATGCAGTCAACCAAGAAGGTGTGAATTATTGTCCCGATTCAAATAAAAATTACATTGAATCAGAGAACAAGCCAAACAATTATAAATTCGCACAACAAGGTGGTGTATCTTCGAGTGCCAGAACATTACGATTGAACTATAATTCAATTACTACGACCGGTGGAATTTTCACAAAAGCATATGGTTCGCAAGTTGGGAATGCATTAGCATATGGTAAAAGTTCAGACGCATACACAGTAAAGGATAAGATTGGAGTTCAAAAGCAGTGTGTACCAAATTCATGTGTTCCTAAAAAATAATCATTTTGATAGTTATTAGACAAATAACGCGTATATTGTTCCGATTCAAATCATTATATTTCGTAAATATAATGATGACATGTTTTTATTTTATAAAATACGTTTTTGGGTATAGAGATCATACGAATAATAAAATTCCGATTACATTTCCTAGACAAAATCGTGCATTTCGAAATGCCGTTCAACGAATTCATCGAAAAAAATACAAATATAAGAAAACAAATTATATATCGCGCCATGACAGAGTAATTGTTACTTGTAAAAAACATGGTGATTTTAAAATATTACCAGGGCTTCATCTAAAAGGTATAGGCTGTATTCATTGTTGTAACGAGAATAAAGAATCCAATTTTGAGAAAATGATGAAATATTACAAATTAAGAGCCAAATGAATGATAGGCTATGTTATATTTTCCACACCATGCAATACACTTTTGCAAATTGGTTCTAACCAAATAATCGCGATTATCATTTTTATCCAAAATCATGTTTAATGTTAAGTGTATATTCTCAATTTGTTGCTGTCCGAAAATGGCATTGCACTCTTCTATTTTTGATAAAAAAACTGAGGTTAATGGTATACATAAATAACGAACAATCTTCTTTTCAATATTTTGTAACATACAATCAAAGGATACACGTAAATGTCGATATAATCGCTCAGTGTGTCTATATAGGAAGTTTTTACATACGATATATTTTTCTGAATTCGCATAACGGCTCGTTTGGGGTTTGGTAATATAAACCTTTTCATAACACGATGACAATAAAGCAAGAAGATCCACTGTGTGATTCGTAAAACAATCAAATATCTTTAACACAAAAGACCCTTTGTATTTTTGCATTACCAACGCATATACTATTTGCCCGAATAATAGTTGAGATATGTTTTGTTCCTGGCTATTGAAATCCACTGAAAAATCAAACCCCCCATCACCAGTGATAATATTCATACTTCCACCATATTTTTTATAGCAATAATCAAAATTATCAATAGATAAAATATTCCCCGAACCATCTTTTCCATTTTCAATTTTTACATTGGTATTTTCTTTTAGAAATTGTGCGCTTTTTTTCCATCCCGGAATGTTTGGATCCGTTTGATCGTTCAACATTGTCATTCCAATGTATTCGTCCTCCTTATTGTTTCGCAAGTGGACCAATGCCTCAATAAATCCACCCGGACCTTCTGCCAAATGGAAACTCTTTATCGGCCCAACTTCTTTGCTATAATATCTATCTAGCAAACGAAAATATTGTGTAATTTCAATCATTTTAAAATAGGATCGTGATAAAGGCTTATATTTTGAAACACATCTTTTTTTGTCGGGTATATTCGTGTGAATATATTCATATGGGTTTGTATATCGTTTATAGATATCCCACTTATGTTCTTGATGGTCGATTCGTTTTTTGATGTCGTTCAAATAAAAAGAAAGCGATGAGGATGCATACTTATTATGTATCACTTCTTCTTCTTGTTCTTTCATATCTATAGAAATATTATTATATAATTTTGGATTGCTTCGCGGTAATTGGAAATGTAACATGAGACTATATATATTGCAATCGCAATGTTTAATATATTTATTTACGAAATAGAATAAATATATTAGACCCTTGAAGAATTAAAACGCCGTTCCGGCGTTTCATTCTTTAAGAACCAATACCGATAAAGATTTAAAACGCCTCTAAAAGAGGCGTTTTAAATCTTCGTTGGTATAAAAACAGTTCATTTTCATAATTTACATTTTGTCAAAGTTCATTTTTATTATTCAATTGTGATTTTTTCAGACCCTTTTACTTTTCGTTTGCGAATAATATGTACTTTGGGTTTTTTCTCTGGTGTATCCAGTTTAGCATCCTGTTTTTCAATACGTTCAATAATCTCGTCCGCTGCTTCATCATCTTCCTCTTGCATTTGTTGTTTCAATAATTTACTTACCTTGGACGCATCAACACTATGCGTTTTACGGAATACAAAATATCGATTCAAGAAGGATATTTGCTTTTCCTCCTGTGTTAGTTTGGCCGCTTCTCCATATTCCGTGTTTTTACGAGGATTACGGTCAACCTCCGACAACATTGTTTCGTACAGTTCACTGAAAAGACCAGACCCATTGGGAAGACCCATTGATTTCGATTCTTCCGGTGTTATCAATGTAAACCCGTAATTTTCCATCACTCGGATGAGAAAGGGGAAATTTACCAAATATTCTGAAAATGTATTGTTAATACTTTCTTGATAAACGTCTACTGTATAACCCAATGAGTTTTCGTCTTCTGGGAAACCTGTATGATCGTATTTTTTCGTAATTTCATACATCTTCTGGTCTTCACGATAAATGGAGAAACTCTCGTCGCGCTTTTTCTTTTTCAACAAATCGAAAACCGCTTGTCCGTCATAGCAAGTGCCAATAAAGTATCCATTCACTTTCGTACATTCAGCAACATTTTGCAGGAAAGTATACAACGAAGTTTCGTCTCCAAAGAAGTAATGCATGGCAAATTGACAAGAACTTATTTGGAAACCCTCTTCGCCAATACCATATCTCTTGTATACTCCCTCGCCCAATTCATCACGGTCTTTTGAACCTTGACCGAATACGGCCATCGCAATTTGTCGGTCTTTCTCACTGGCGAATGCTTTTCCAGAACGAATTGTTTGTGGTTTTTTATCCACTACGAGTCCACTGTTTCCGGTGACGAATAACGCACCAGGCATATATCGATGTTTTTTACGATAATTTAAATACCTCGCACACGCCCCATCAATGTGATTCTCAATATTATCCCTCGAAACGTCTATACCGAATACGAATTTCAACTTCGCTGCTAACCATTTCGGTAAATCACCTGCTTTACCCACAGCATAATCGATCATTGTGTCGTCACGATTACTCACGCCCAAAATCAATTTGCGTTTCACATAGGAATTGTGAAAATCGCGCAAAGGGCGCGTGTTTGTACGAGTTCCTGAACGATTATAATAAACATCTTCGCCTACTGTCGTCTCGGGAATATCTACTCCCGAACCAATCATCTCGGGAGTGATTGGATTATGGATAGAATGCCAATTTGAATTTGCCACATGATACGCATTTCCATAATTTCTTCCACCTGCGCGCAACTCATTCGTTTTATCGTAACGCACGCGCAACGGAACCCATCTCCACTGACCCGTTTTAGACTGGTCGTAATAAAACTCGACAATCATATCTTCCTCGAAATATTCGTTTTCTTCGGTCATGAGAACCATGGCACCATCGCCGTTATTCGTAAGTGACACATTACACAATGCCGCATCCGGCGCGTATGGATTTGTTGGTTGAAACGCAACTGGTTTATAGGTTTCTTCATTGTCGCGATTTCCGACGGTTGGCAAGGTGTCATTAATCATATCCAACATAGGGTTAATATATCCATGTTTTCTCTCGTCAAATCCACATCGTAATACAAGCGTTTTATATTGCAGAATGTTTTGAGAGGTTGTCAAGTCGGTTCCTTCTTGAAATACATTATGGATTTCGTCCTTGCCGGTTTTATCCTTTTTCAAAGACACGAGGAAATCAATCGTATTGAACTTTGGAGGTTTCCACTTAAAAGACATATCCCATGTGTGTTTATAAATGGGTCCAGTCACATTAGGACGATCGCCACCGACTCCAGTATGAAAAGGTGTGAAAATTAACCCATCAATCACATATTCAAATAATTGGTCCTTTTCTTTTTGTAGAATGGTATTGGCACCTTGAAAGATGGACTCGTTTTGAGAACTATAAAAGTCCTTTGTCTTGACACGAAACATACATGCATGTGTTCTAGATTCGTCCCCCTTCTTCGCAGTTTCACTATTACCACCGTGATCGTTCATGATATTCACCGGTTTTAGTTTACGAATATATTCAGACAATAGTGGATACCGATATTTGGATGCCTCATCTTCTTGTGTTAAAGGGAGGAATGCATTTTCACGTACACTCTTTCCGCGAATGTAATAGACGTCAAATGCGGCATACAGATGAATCAGGCTACCGTCCTTTCCAAAGGGGATATATTCACCATCGATTAAACTATTGTATAGTTCCTTATCACGTGTAAATGAACCTGTAAATATGACCTGCATATTCGTATCAATCATATATATACGTCCCGTCATTCCGATATAAAGTAATCGACGTTCTCCATCTGCCTTGTCTGTAACGGTATACCCTTTTCGAATATTTGGGACATTCGTTTCCGATTCTCCATTTTCGGGTAAAGGTTGGATATGTTCCAATTGAAGAGTATTAGAAGAAGGTCCGGCAAAATCGCGAGGTAAAATACGACGATTGAATTTGCCTTCTTTATTCATCAAATCTTTGGCATATTCTTCTCCGTGTAATAGCAGCATATATCGCTGCAATGTTTGATCGCGTTCACTAAACGAAATTGGATAATTGGAACCCTGAATTCCACTCAAAACGATACGTATTGTTTTACGAATCGCATGTAATAGCGATGCTGTATTTGTATAAGGTGTTCCTGGACCGACACGGGTATTATCGATTTCCAATTCCACTTCATAATGCGCTTGTGTCTGAAACACTTTCGCGTCTTGAATGCTATATTGTGGTATAGGTATATATCGATCGGTTTTAGCAGATCCTTTCACAATACTTACATCGAGAAATACTGGATAATCGGGGTGGGAAAGTCGGACGCGATTGATATAGCGAAACACTTTTTTTGAATCGTTCCATGAAGATAATATTTGGCGAGCAACATCCGAGCGCGTTGTGTAATCGCGTTCGTACTGATAGGAAACACGGAAATTAAAGTCAGGGAAATCGACAGGACGAAGCGGTTTTCCATCGTCTCTTCCACCAATAATCGGAAATTGTTTTTGCGTGAATTTGATTTTATCGCCTACTGCGGACGTTGTCGAAGGCATATCCAGTATTTTTTGAAGATTGTTGGTTCGACAGTATTCCTGTATCAAATCCATACCGACGATTTCTGCGCGAATATTCGATATCTTTATTTCTCCTTTCCTGCGATCAGTATATTCATTTTGAATGCGTAACATATGAGCTCCTTCCGAATCTTCTGTGACAAATCCCGCATTATAGAATTGACGAACCACATTATCATATTCTATTTTACTCAATGGTTTTGCGACCTTTGTATTTGTTCCAAAACGAATCTCCAATTCACTTTCACGTCCTCGTGTTTTCAAAAAAGGGTTATTGGCTAAATAGAAATCTACCATGGTTTCGAAATCTTTTTTTGAATTTAGAGGTCGCGCATCTTTTTCACCAGAACGAGGTGGAGGAAGTAATGGAGAAGTGTTGGGACTATCAGATTCCTTCATAGATACCTTATTTTCACTCATAATATATGTATAATATAACGTATATTCATATATTATTTTGCATGTATATCAATTTTGTAAGTCTACTAGTTTCACGAGAATAGCATTGTATAGTTCCTGTTTTTTTGTATTTTCGTAGGAAATTTGCAATTTGTCTGCCATTTTCTCCAATTCGTTCACTTTATAACCGGTCATTCCCTTCAATGGCTTTTCTTGACCGAATGGAACCAATAGACAGGTTGTAACTATATGGTCCAATTTATCTTGAGAAATGGCAATTAAATCAACTTCATATGTATTATTAATTTTCGTAAATAAAAGGGTTTCAGTGGAACCTGTCTGAAAATGCATATACATATTATCTATCTGTATTATCGCATTGACTTTGTAATATACACACATCACAAAAAATACGTAATTACTCGTGTTTTTATCCAACAATAATTCGGATTGTATTTCCTTTAAACGGACTTGACTTAGTTTGTGTGCGGATTGTTTTGCGGTTTCTTTAATCATATTGTTATTTTTCTGTATGAATGATAAAATGGTGTGTTTTTCCTCCATTTCACGATTTTTATGTTTATTCTGGATCATATTGTATTCATTTATACCGTGATGTGCGACAAATAGCCCCCAAAATAAGGTATCCCTTTGTTTGGGTCGATACAAATCAGATGTTTCTTTTTCAGCAACTTGAATAGATGCGGATTTTGATTGATAATTATTAAATGTTTCATGCGATAACATGAACTTTTGAATACAATCCAAATCATCAAATTTCTTAGGAATATAAAAAATTTGATTTAAATAACTATGTGATGCTGTCATTGTTAATATATTATATTCATTTAGCTTTAAATTGTTCCTCTAAATGAATATTTGGGTGAGTGTTTTGTTTGCTATTTTTATTTTATTCGTCCAGTATATAGGATGATGATAGATAATTGGTATACTCGCGTACTTCATTTTTTTACTCGATGTAATTGTAAACAACCAGCAACAACAGACATGGCAATGCGAGAAGATAAAGTCGTAAAAAATATCCAAACATTTGGTATAATATAATGTTATTATTATTATCACAGGTCGGAAAGAAAATAGGACAACCTCATCCTTTTTTCTTTGTTATAAGGGTTCGGCGGTTGGTCTATTCTTTCAAACGTCGGGTTTTATCCAAGACCTCATTTCGACGTTTCTTCGCATCGAACATACATACCGCATTGAAGGATTGTATTAGCAAATGCCGTTTCAAGTCCCCCGTTTTTTCCTTGTAAATATCCATGTCTCTTTCGTAGTGATCTTCATCTTCATAATCATCCTCTTTGGGTTCCTTTCCGCACTCTCTTTCCATGATTTCTTTATAGTCACCTTGAACTGGAATGAAAGCACAGTTGATTGCATGGCTAATATTGGTTCCCGCCTTCTCAAAACCGTCAATATGTTTGATGAATTCCGCTTCCCCACACAACTGTTTGTTTTCATCCTTTTGTTTCTCTTTAATGTAAAGAACACCATTTTTCGCGTCCGTTGTTTGTACGAAATTCCTTGTTTGGGGATTCTCATCCAAACAATTCTTAAAAATGTCATATACGTTGGATGCCAGGTCAATCTGATTGTGAGCCACGTCAATATAATTTCCTTTAAAGAAATCCACGCTGCGTTTTACAAACCTTTCTGTGAAATCATGAATGGACTCTGCATCCTTGCAGGTGTTTGTCAAATAAAAATTTAACGTATTGTTATTGGTAGTATTATTATTTGTTGTGGTGTTACCCATTTGTGGCATCACTTCAATCATCTTACTCATTAATTCTTGGTTTTGTAATTGACTCTTTTGATTTTGCATCTGACTCTCATGATATTTTTCCAACAATAACTGGAACATCGTTTTCATTTCGTTACTCGAATTCACTAATTCTGTATTTGAAGAAACCATTTCTGTGTTTGAAGTCATCAATTGTTCAATGAGTTCATCACGCTTGTCTATCTTTAGTGATTCAATTTCGGTGGAAACAACCGAATTGATAAGATTTGTATTACATTTCTGTTTGTGTTTCCATAATCCCGAATTGGTTTTAAAATTTTTATTACAGATATTACATTTGTAAATATCAGTTTTTTTATTTCCTAAATTTCCATCTAGTTTCCATTTATGTTTTGCAGTGGTTAAATGTCGTGAATAGTCCTTTTTATTGCTGCAATTAAAGTTGCAAACGTCACAACAAAATATTTTGGGGGTTTTTTGGGTATTTGTTATTTCCATATTTTTCCTATATATTGGAAATAGAAAAAACCCCTAAACCCTTTCCCGCAGAAATAATTTACTGATTCCAAAAAACGAGTGCAGTCAATCGACATTGTCAATTTAGAAAACCAAAGCATTTTGCTATCAACCCATTTTTCACATGTTTTTACTGTTGGGAACTCCGTGGTTAGAAAATTTTGGAACTTTTTAATAAGTTCCAAAACTCAAATATCTCACTTACTTTAAACGGCATTTTTTCCACCTTCGCAAGATAATAAATATTTAATTCGAAGAACCTTCAAAATACGCATGTTTCACGTCCTCCTTTTGACTTTCCATAATATTTAGAGATTTTTCTTGATCGACAATATAGCTCAAATAGTCACGTATTTCATTAATCGCGGAATTCGGCAAAAAGGATAAATTTACGTATACACCACTTTTATTTTCATTTAGTTTCACTTCACTATTACCATGTAAAATCTTTAAAATATCGAGTTGTTGCATTGTAGATAATTTTTCAACCTGTTGCTTTATTTTGTCTAGATTAGTAACGTCCATATATATTATATCTTCTGTACGATTTTATATTGTTTTCCAAGATGAAACTATACGATATATAATTGAGGGGGAACTTTTATTATTTATTTACGTAAACCATATAAACCTTTTTCTTAATATAGTATGGGGGAGGGAATAAGTACGCCCGGTTAGCTCAGTAGGTAGAGCGCCAGCCTTTTAAGCTGGTGGTCGTGGGTTCAATCCCCACATCGGGTGGAAGGGAAAGGTGGACGCCTCGGAAAGATCGCCAAATCGGGAAATGGAGAAACAGCAGCTTGAAAAACAGTAGCGGTGTCGATTGTTTAACAAAAATAAACCTCTGATCGTGTGACAAGTTTTGAGTTAAATACCGGAATTGAGTGTTTCACAGTTATAGGCGAGGAGGGGGGCTTATGACAAACCGACCTAGGCATGTCATCAAACTGTTATGTTCTTGTAGCTCAGTTGGTTAGAGCATCGGTCTTATGAGCCGAAGGTCTGCGGATCGAGACCGCACTTGAACACTTGACCTGAATATGTCTTGAAACTATTCACCTGCACGGATGTCCGAGTGGTCTAAGGAGCCAGACTTAAGACCTGGTAGCGTCAGCTGCGAGGGTTCGAACCCCTCTTCGTGCAAAATTGAATGTAATATTATAGATAATGTATATCAAATGGAAAATCTAACTATGGATATGAATGCGTTAAACACAATGGATACATTGTGTCCGGATGCCAAGGAGTATATGTTCCGGTGTGCTGATAAAGGTATGGGGTATTTATTAAGCGCTGCCGGTGGGGGTCCAAATTGGATTGTCGTCGACGATGTGGTACATTGGACGGCAACTATTATTGTTCGAATGATGCAAACTGATACGCTGACGAATGGGTTGACAAAACGGGAAATAGACGATATATCAACAACGTTGATAGGGAACGACAAGCAAGCAATGGTGAATTTGACAAAAAAAGTGCAAATGTTCTTACGTAGTGGCTAAACATTTGTATATTGCTCTTATAGTGTAGTGGTTATCACTTGGGACTTTGAATCCCAAAACCCGAGTTCGAATCTCGGTAAGAGCTATTGTATATTGAGTCTGTAATAAAAAGATACATTTTTATTGGTTTTACATTATACTTGGTATAATGTAATATATATATCGGCAAATATGTGTTTACATATCCATCAATTTCGCAATGGCACAAATATATTTGTCATTCAACTCAAAACGGATACCGATCACTCTTACCGTAATGGTTTCACCCTCTTTCACTGAACCGAGTCGTTCATTTAAATGATGATGATCTCTTGCAACGAATATTGTGAGAGGAGTGTAACCTTGGGGGTCGATGACTTCAGCATGGATACCTGCTTTGGTAACACTTTTACACGTACATTCGACCATCATTCCTTCCACAGGAAGACATACCATACATTCAAATGTTACTTGGTATTCAACATATTCACCATTCACATTCCCACTCGAATAATTGATTACCTTAACTGATTGAGGTTTTATATAACCCTCATCGATACATTTTCCGGAAATATCATTGGATATTTTTATTTCTAAATTCTGTTTCACACTTTTCCCTATTTCAGTGATGTGAAGAGACACCTTTTTATCCAACATGGATTTCATGTAAACGCCGTATACTTTGCGTTCACCTGCATTTCCATCCTTGTTTTTTGGGCGACGAATGACTACTTTTGACATATTACAGATATATATCCACCTAGATTTTAAATCGTTTATCAATTTTGTATTACTTCGTTGCGCGATATTTCGAAATCTTATTATATAACGCTTTTTCGGGATTCAGAAACCAAATCTTCTCCTTTTTCTTATTATTAAATTCACGTAACAATACCTCAATAATGACACAAATACCCAATTGCATAATTTCCTTTGATTGCTCCAAAGAATACATGTCGTTACCTACAATTTGATTCAAGTATCGTAACAATACACTTTTTCCGGGTGTTTGGGCGCTTATACGTGTACCCACATTGTTTTGCATCTGCGTAACATCCTTTAAACGGACAACCATTTCGTTTCCGTTTCGAAACATATCAATGAATCCAACTATTTGATTATATTGACTCGACTTTTCGTCGAGAATTTTCTGCATTGAACCATTGCGTTCTAAATCGCGAATGTCTTCCGGTTCGGCAGGAGTCCACACCGTCGGATCATCTGTAGACGGCATATATACCACCAACTTTGTTCTATCCACCAAGACTATACCCGTTTTTCGAGTAGTGGTGACGATTTTAGTATCTAAATATTCCTTCATTATTTTCTCCTCATCCTTTAATTTTGCATCGTCAATAATCTTGGAATAAAAGTGGGATACGAGGACTAATTTTTCTTCGGGCATCAAAAAATCGATATTATGTCGAATAACATGACCCTTTATTGCCTCAACGCCAATATTGTGAACGACTTGAATGTGATTCATGACGCGACTCGCATGTCGATACCAATTTTGATCGGAAGATGTCATTTCGTGGGTGGTGGTTGCGTCCTTCACATTTTTCTTAATTTGTTGTAAAAGGGATTCGTATGTTGTTTTATTCGTGGTCGTATTTTCATCGTCTTGTGTAACCGGTTTCTCTGAAAAGTCTTTTCGTAATTCCATATGCAGGGTATTTCGCTTGTATTCAACCGGAACCTTACGTTCAAATACCGTAATATCTTCATCATTTATTTCGATCGGCTGGAATGCGTATATAGAACCACGATTTACTATCGTTCCGCGCCTGCCATATTTATCGACCACATATTCGTTTTTATTTTTCACGAACTTGGTGAGAGCGGCATATATTTGCGTAAGTGGATATTGTTTTGTCACATTTATATATCCAATGATTTCCTTTAAAGAATAAAATGCATTCCCGTCTTTCTCGTCGCGGAAAAGATTCGTAATACGCTGACGAATGCGCTCATCGTTCGAATCTGCGTATTGAGTTGAATAGGTTGTCTCTATAATTTCACGTTCAGGAATGGTTTTCACATCGGGTCGGCATTTGAAAGCACAGTTTTCCATATAATCACACACATCACTAAACGGTTTGTCACCCACTTTAAATGGTACTTTTTTACGATCACTCGAAAGGGTTATTTCGATATTCTGGTTTCCTGCCAATGTCTCCATTTCACTTACCGTAAAATTAGTCTGACCGATATTCACAATACAATCCACAGCGACTTCTTTCATCAGTCTTGTAACGGTGCCTATCTTAAGTGCCTTATTCTTGGCAAGACGATATACATATACATCAGCGGCCTCTTTATCATCATCCTCTTTTAAGGAACTGCAATGCATATATATTTCCACATTTCTTTCTTCAAATGGCAATCCACAATGACTCATGTTACGCACAGTGCGCCCAATAATTTGTTCGATGCGATTCATGTTATACCACGGATCGAGAATGTGAATTTGTCGAATGTTTTTAAAATCGAGTCCTTCTGAACCTGCCTTGGAAATAATGACGACTTTTACGACAGAACCGTCTTTATTTTCAGTTGACACGATTTCCTTTAAATCATCGGCGTTTTGTGGTGAAAACGCTTTATCTCCGGTAATCAATGCATATTTGGCCTGTTTGAATTTCGTCTTGTCTTCTAGTTGACTTCTGGAAGTCATTGTCAATGCGTCGAGAGGGTCTTCTTTCGCATTGGCAAAAAGAGATTTCGTATGTTGTGACGTTCCGAAACGTCCGAATCCCATTTCTTCCAAGGCAAGGGCAAGTGGAACAACTCCTCCGTCAATATATTGTGTATAAATCATCACAATTCCCTGTGATTTTTTAACGGATTGAGTTATTTGTGCCATCTTGGAACTATATTTTGGTAATATATCCTCACTGAAGATGGCGCCGTATTTTTCCAAGATTTCTGGTTTATACGAATATCCATGTTTCAGTGGATTTTTCTTATGCGTATCATCGATATAATTCATAGTACGATAAAGACCGCGTTTTCCCACCATGGTCGAACGAGGATCTTTCGTACCTTCTTCTCCATCAACCGTCGGACTTTTTTCATCGTCGAATTCTCCCTTGGCAATTTGTCGATCCAAATTTTCACTTGGATAAACCATATTCAATGCTTCGAGAGGTGTTTGAAGCATACGAAATCCGAACTTATCTAGATCAGCAAAATCGTGTTTTGACGACTCCATGTCCTCCTTCACTTTATTGATAATCAAATTGTATGCCTTTTCTTGGTATTCGCCAATTTCATTTACATAGAGAGGTGTGTGTGTCAGAGGTGTCTCAATGGCTTTATCATTCAACTGTTTGGTAGGCAAAGATATTTGTTTGACAGAATTACCAATTAGCGCTTGAGCTGCATTTCCAAGATTCCCCAAAACACTATTGGGCTCTGAAAATGTATGTGTTGGTGAGAACACATCTGGATAAATGCGATAGGGAAATGTGTAAGGATTTTCACCACGTACATAAGATATATATCCGACCATTTTTCGCTGCAATAGGCTTTCGCCACCTTCTTCTGTTACAACTCCCTTGTCGTCCTTTTTTTCTGTTTGAAATTCGCCCGTGTTTGTAAAGACCTCTCTCACATTCACCACACCACGTTTATCGTTCAAATTCATGAGATTGGTGAGCCAAATGATCTCCTCGTTACTATTATACATGGGAGTTGCTGATAAAAGTAATAGTCGCATATTGCTGGAATATTTTGCAACTTTCATTAATAATTGGGCGATTTTGCCATCTGGATTGTCTTGACTTAATCGGATATTGTGAACTTCGTCTATTATTATCAATCGATTATTGAATACGTGTCGTATATGGTTTATTTCAATCTTTTTTCGTTCTTCTTCGGAATATCCAGTGCTTTCATCAACAAACGTCTTTTTCTTGATATAATTCGCCAATTCAATGTAACCCATAAACGCATAGTTATGATGTATAATGTTGCGTATTTGTGTTATCACCTTGTCCTTGGGTACATTCTTTAAAGAGGTTGGATTTACTTCTCTCAAAAGAGAATTTCCCAGACACGATTGGATATTCCATACACCATCTATTTCGCGTAATTTTCGCTCGTCAAACAATTGCATGCGGAAATTATCTTGGACGTTTGGACCAGCCACCACTAAAATACGTTGTTTCATACCCACTTGCTTCATATAAGAACGCATTTCCTCGGCAATACCAATAGCGCTGCACGTTTTTCCACTACCTAATCCGTGATACAGGAGCAAACTGTTATAGGGTGTTTGAAGTGATAAAAAATTCTTGACAAATATCTGATGAGGCATTAATTCAAAACTCGCGTTACACATTTTATCGGAGTATTGACGTATATCATGGACGGTTCCGTCATACCGACTGTCGTAAAATTCTTTATGACGTGCTATTTTGAGTGAAAAATCGGGATCATCTAAATGAGGATAGAGAAAATCATAATCGTCGCGTTCTTCGACAATATCTCCTTCAATTACCTCCTTTTTTCTTTGAAAATCATTTCCCGTATTCGCGTTCGCTGCTAACACGTCGTCAAGAATTACATTTTCCTCTCCTTTTTGAGACGGTGGCAATGAAACATTTTGGGATTCAGGAATCTCCTCTAAACTACTTTCTTTGGGCTGTTTTACAGTTTCTTCGACAAGAGGTTTATTTAAAACGCGCATTGGGATCGGTTCCATTGCAATTGGGAGCACATCATCCTTCTTGGATTCACATTCTCCGGTTTTACGATTCCTCCTTGTACCCTTCGGACACGGTTTCCTTCGTTTGACAATAGTAATATTTGTTTTTGGATATTTTTCACCGTCTTGCTGTTCCATTTAAATATACGTATATAAATTAAACGTATATTTTCACGAAGAATAGTCGTCGATTTTGTTTGTGATAATGATAATCTTGGAAAATCAATAAATAAAATCCTTATATGTATAATATAACATGATGACGATAATCATTTTTCCCTAAGTATCAGCGTTTTTATTTTTGATTTTCCAAGATTTAAATATTGTTACTATAGATTTTCAATCGTCGTTTTATCGCCGTGACATTCACGACAGTACGCAATCAGATTATCCACGTGATTGCTTCCTCCATCTGCTAAACGTATTTTATGATCTACTTCAAAGCTAGCCTTTAATAATTCATTACAACCACCACATCGCCATGCTTGTCGAGATGCCACGAATTTCTTCTTGGTTCCACCCACGGATCGCTTCGTCGCATTCGTTTTTCGACCAGTTGTTTGATTCGAAATGTCGGATTGGTTGGGAACTTGTAATATGGGATTTGCGTAATAATTTTGTTGATCTTGGCCCGAAAAACTCCGTTTCGACGTGAAATCGAGTATGGGTGAAATCATGGA